GAGTCACCCTGGATACCAGCGCGGTTCCGCAAGATCCCGTGGCCGCGGTGGCCATGACCGCCGAGCAATTGGCGGCCGTTGGCAAGACACCGACGCCAGCTGCGCCCGCCCCTGCGCCGGCGGCCCCGCCCCCCCCAAGCGGCCCCACCCTGCCCATTTTGCGAGTGCTGGAAGCCAAGATGCTCTTCGTGAGCGGACGGGCGACGACTCTGCGGCCGGGCGCCATCATCGATCCCAAGCACTACACCCTGGCCGAGTACCAGACGATCGCGCAGGCGGTGAAGTCAGAGCCGGTTTAGAGATCTCATGCCGTTCTCCGTTACAGAGAAGGTGCGCATCCGACACCACATGGGTTATCCCAACGTGGCGCCGGCGCCGTCTCTCTCTGCCGGCGTGCCCATCCCGCTGCAGACCATGTTCCTGCTCGAGGATGCCATGAACCGGGTGATCGCGGAGGCCGAGCCGATGGTGCGCCAGCAGGTCGCGCGACTCGACACGCTCGACGAGGACATCTTCCAGTCCCGGGTGCGCATGCAAGCCAGCCGGGTCGATGAGATCACCTTGCGCAAGGACGAGCCCGACGCCCTTGAGCGTGAGTACCTGCGGCAGGCAGCGCGGCTCTCCGAGATGCTGCACGCGCCGCTCTATCCGTTCGCGGCCCGCTTCGCGAACATCAACAGCATCGTGCCCGGCACCCAGGTCGGGATGATCGGAGTCTCCTGATGTCGATTCCGTCCATGGTCAAGCACACCGGCGTGCTGGTGAGCAGCACCAGCGCGAACAGCTGTGGGCCCCGGCCGGCAAGCGACGCCATCGACACGGGCTTTACCGCGACCTACGCCGCTGCCAAGGGCGGGCAGTTCGACCTTACCACTGGCTCACCCGTGAGCCTCCCCTTCGAAAACATCGCGAAGGTGCGGGTGCTGCAAATGACCGTCAGTGGCAACAGCCTGACCCTGCTGCTGACCTCCGCGGCCGGCACCGACCAGGCCATCCGCCTGTCGGCCGGCGTGCCCCTGCTGCTCCATCTGCCGAGCTTGGGAGACGAGCTGACCGCCATCAAGGTCCAAGGCAACGGCGCCAGCGGCTCCTATTTCATCGCGGGAGATCATGCCTGACGATCGCACCACCCCGAGCTCGATCCCGGCGGAGCTTCCCGAGGCTGGCCGCATCGTGCATCCGCTATCCCCGAGCGAGCAGAACGCGACCTTGGGGGTCGGACTCATTCCGACCGTCGACAACATCCGGCAGATCGCCGTGGACATGGGGTTGCGGCCCTACCGCGTGTACCTCGTGCACGTGATGTGGTCAGGCGGTCAGCGGGGCGCCGGCAAGCCGTCGGAAGTCAGCAGACGCGAGATCTTGCCGACCCCGAAGCTCCTGGACATGCAGGCCACCACCGAGCTCTTGAGCGCCTTCGGCCACACCGAAGACGGCAGTCTGGTGGTGGACAAGATCAGCGCGAAGTACAGCGAGGACGATCTCCTCGGCTGGACCCCCGACCTCGCGGATCCCGCGAGACCGAACACCGGCAACCGGGGAGCCGACTTCTTCTGGGAGATCGCCGAGAGCCGGGCGACCCACCCCATGCCGATGGCCCGGCGCTACGATCCCCAAGGCGCGCCCATGCTGCGACTGCCGGGCGGGTGGCGCGTGAGCTTGGCCAAGCGGGATGCCGACCGCGATCCGAGCTTTCTGCCGTTTGACAATCGGGGGATGTCCTAATGGCGCAGCCCCTCGCGCTCGTGGATCTCAGCGGCTACGTGGTGGCCCTCACAAAGCGCCGTCGCGAGCAGGTCGTGCATGCCATCCAGCTGACTTGCGCCACCAAGGGATTGGCGACGATCCAGGAGGTCATCAACAACACGCAGCCGCACGTGCCCGTTGACCGCGGGGCCTATCGGCGAGGGTTCAAGGCTCGCGACGATGCCAACGGCTGCAAGATCGTAAATACCGTCAGGTACGCGCCCGCCATCGAGTGGGGCCGTGCCCCCGGCACCATGCCGCCCATCTTGGCTTTGGCGGAGTGGGTGGAGCGCAAGGGGCTGGTGCCGCGCGCCCGAGCCGGCAAGAAGAGCGGCTGGACATCCTGGGATCGCCGCCAAGGCGCTCTGCAGATCGCCTGGCTCATCGCCCGGAAGATCAAAGCGAGGGGCACCGAAGCGCGCCGGATTATCGCGAGATCCCTCGCGCGCGTCACGAGTGACGTCATGCAGGCCGCGCACGCCGCGGCAGGGGGCCGCTGATGTTCAGGCGGGAGGACTACAGCCGCAGAGCCACGCGCGACGTTCGCAGCGCGGCTGCGCTGACCTTGGCGCGCCACCTGGCCAAGCTGGAATTCAATCCCGGCGGGCAACATCAGCGGTTTACCAACGTCTTCGACGAGTGGCCGGCGTACCTCGACCGCTACTTGCCACCCGTGGCCTGCGTACTGCCAGCCTCCTGGACCTACGGGGCTTGGAGCTTCACGCCGACGCTCATCGAGGACACGTGGGAGCCCCAAGGCGCTCAGGGCTTTGGCCTGTACAAGACGGCCGAGCTGGAGTGCGAGATGGAGGTTTCGCTGCGAACCACCACCCCGGCTGAGCGCGAGACCATCGTGCTGGCCATCGAGGACGCCTTCCAAGATCCGCAGATGCTCATGTCGCAGGCCCGCGGGCCGCGCAACTCGGTCATCTTGCCCATGCCCGAATACTACGGCCTGACCGCGCGGTTCAGCCTGCAGCGCGGCCGCACCATCGACGATCCCGACAGTGCCCTGCGTGAGCGCCGGGACGCGGTCATGACCGTCTCTGTCCAGGCCAACAAGGTCAAGCTCGGACCGGTCTTCCCCATGGCGCTGCACCTGACCAAGCAGAGCGGCGAAATCGTAGTGGACAGCATTCCACCCACCTAGGAGCTGAGAAATGTTCATCCTTCGGACAACCCAACCCCCCAGCACCCAGAAGCTACTGGAGCTTGAGCGGATCGTAATCGTGGACGAGGCTGGCGTGAACGTGCCGGCCGGCGGTGGCGCCGTCCGCGCGTGCCTGGTGGGCGAGTTCCCGCAAGGTCCGTTTGGCCCCACCGTGGTGCGCTCCTCGGGCGACACCCAGAACCTCTACATCGGCGCCAACGCGAACAAGTTCACGCTCATCAGCCAAGGCAGCTTCAACCCCGCGGGCTCGGGCGTCGATACCGACGGCTCCGGGGTGACCTTCGACGGCAACGGCTGGGCCGAGCTCAAGGGCAAGACCTTCAGCGGGCTGGTCATCCAGCGGGTCGACTGCGACGCCGTCGCGGCCGATTCCTCGGTCGTCAAGTCCTACGTGGCCTTCACGGTGACCGTGGACACCACCGACTACACCACCATCAGCGGCGTCAACTACACTAACAAGGACATCGTGATCCCGTCGGGCACGCGCTTCGCCGAGACCACGATCGGTTCGGCGACCGTGGTGCTGGCGCTCTCCCAGCAGATCACCATTCCCGCGGGCTCTGTCGTCACGGGCGGTGGCGAGATTGTTTGCGGCATCAACTTCACCCAGGATGCCGCGACCGGGATGCTCACCTACGTGGCGACCGGCGGGACCACCGGGGCCACTGCGTTCTTCGTCAAGGGCACGACGGCTGCCATCGCGGTCATCGATACCGTGATCGACGCGGCGATCCCGAATGTGGCATCGGTCATCAAGGCCACCGGGATCAGCACCATCGGCCCCACGGGATCTGCCGCGGCCGTGTTCGCGCCGGCGGGTGGCGGCGCGGCGCCCTCACCCGACACGCTTTCCAACCGCATCGTGGCCAACTACGCCGCGGCCATCGACAAGACGCTGCCCGGCCAGGCCGCCACCAATGACATCGCGGGCATCTGGTCGGCCCGCAACTATCACTGCACGGTCACCAGCGCGATGTCGAACCTGCGCAAGAAGCTGTGGACCGCCAACGCCGTCGCAGCCAGCACCACCGGGCGCGGGCGTGTTGCCTGCGTGACCGCTGCCCCTTGCACCGATCTCACGCCCACGGTTGCCCTCTCGACGACGCTGGCTCTGTACACGGCCCAGCTCTCGACCGACAGCGTGGTGGGGCCGGACGCCGATCGCTACTGGCTCTCCGGGCCCTACGTTCAGGTGTTCAGCCAGGAGCTGAACGCCGATATCACGATCTCGAGCTGCGGGTTCCGCGCGGCCCAGAAGGTCAATCTCTTCAACGACGGTCGCTCGGAGTATCTGACCTCGTGCGGGGTTCCCTTCAACTCGACCATTCAGCAAGTCGATGCGCAAGAGCCGGGCTTCGCCGCCAACCCGCTGCCCGATGACACCTACTACCGCGATCTCAAAGCCGCGGGCGTGGCCTGGTTCGTTCAGGACCGCACGGCTGGCTGGTGGTTCTATAGCGGCGTCACCGGCGCCAGCCCCGTGCTTTACGCCAATCGCGTCGACGACAACCGCCGCAGCTTCGCCGACGAAGTGGAAGACCAGATCCTGGCGCTGGCTTCGCGCTACTCGAAGCTGCCGGGCACCACCGAGCGCCAGGACGCCTTCACGTCCGACATGCGGGCGTACCTCGACGGCATGGTGAACCCGCCACCCGGCGTCAACAAGCGGGCCAGGCAGTACCAGGTCCTCGACGGCGCCAAGGCCGGCAACACCGACACGCTCAACGGGCAAGGGATCTACCTGTTCAGCGCGTCGGTCGTGATGTTCGGGTCCATGAAGACCATCATGATCACCGCGGCGATCGGCGCCACGGTGGTGATCACCCAGGTTTCCTAGGGAGATAAACCATGTCTGACTTTCGAGTTCTAGGCCGAGACATCACCCTGCGGGCGACCGAGGGCGGCGTCCTTCTGAACGAGACGACCGCCATCAAGAACCTGACCTTCAAGGCCGTGGTCAAGCTCATCAGCGAAGGCTTTCTGGGCGAGGCAGCGCTGCGCCACCGGGAGATTTTTGAGGAAGTGCAGATCGCTTGGGGCTGGGAGCCCGAGAGCAAGCAGGTCTTCGGCCTGGTCCGAGACGTGTACGAGCGCTCGCGGACCGGCCAAGCCAACCCCATCCAGATCAACATGGGCTTCCGCATCCAGTTCCCCAGCCAGGTCATCGCCCGCATCACGGTGCCGGACATCCAGTTCGACGACATCGGCAACCTGAACATGTCGGGCCGCGACGCCTTCGCCGACATGACCTTCAGCGGCAAGAGCGATCGCTACATCCTCGACATCTGAGAGCGCCCATGCCCGACCCCACCATCCCCCCCACGAGCCCCCACGCCGCAGCGTCAGCCGCGATCGCGCGCCTGCCGAAGTTCACGTTCACGATCCCGGAGGAAGAGCGGGGACTCGACACGGATCCGAAGACCATCACGATTCGCGAGCTGACCTACGGCGAGGAGCAGCAGGCGCAGCAAGCCGCCAGCGCGCACGGAACGACCGTGCTCAATGAGTCGGCCATGCGCTCCGTCGTGGCGGCGGACGACAAGCCCGTCACCTGGGAAAACGACGGCAAGGAGCGCTTCTATCAGACGCTCTCGAACAAGGCGCGCGAGCTCCTCATGCAGGCGTTCGTGGATATCGCCCTGCCCAAGCCGGAGGGGCGCAGGGCTTTTTTAGCGTCTCGAAAGACAACGCTCTAGGGGAGGCACAAGAGCGACATTGGCGCAACATCGCGTACATCGCGCGGTACGGGCGCCAACCGCTTTCGGAGATCCTGGCGCTCACCTCACGGGAGATCGCTGCGTTCAGCGAAGGCCTCGCCTATTGGGTCAAGCTCGAAAACGGGGGCAAGTGATCCGTGGCTGATGTTGGCGGCGATCCCAATCGCGAAGTTGCCATTGCCTTCACGGTCAAGGGCGACGCCGAGCAAAAGGCTAGCGGGCTAGCCCGCGCCTTCGCCGGCGTGCACCGGGCGGCCGACGCGGCCAAGGCACGCGTGAACGAAGTGGGTCGCAGCTTCGTGGTGGGCGCCGTTGGGGCCGCGGGGCTGACCCTCGGTCTGCGTGAGATCTGGGCGCAGTCGAAGGAAGTCAACTTGTCGATGGACGCGATGCAGAAGCGCATCGCGGGCTCCACCTTCGCGTTTGCGACCTGGAAGAAGGGCACGACCGGGCTCGAGAAGTGGCGCGAGTCCATGCGGGACGGCGTCGAAATCACCGAGAAGCTGGAGGGCGTGAGCCGCCGCCACAAGGTGTCGCGCGAGGAGCTGGTCGGGATCTACGCCAGTCAAGCGCAGATGAGCGAGCGCTACCGGCAGTCGCAGGCGCAGCAAATCGATTTCAGCGAGAAGCTGGCGGCCACCCAGAACGTGCTGGGCATCAGCGCCGAGGGCGCCGGCATGATGATCGCCCGAGCCGCGATGACCGGAGCGATTCAGCTCCGGACTCAGCTCGGGCGCCAACTGGCGGCCGGCGTCGGGGATCTGAAGGCCTTCAAACGCGCCTCGGAAGAAGTTCGTTTCGAGAAACTCAAGAAGGCGCTCGGCGACATGGTGCCGGCCTCGCAGGAGATGGGCAAGGGGATGAAGGGGGCACTCTTCGACTTGAAGGAATTCGGCGAGGAGGGGCTGCGGGATCTGACACGACCGATGTTCAGCCAGCAGACAAAGTCCCTGCGCGACTGGGCGGCCAACCTGACGAAGATTCGGGACGACGGCCAAAGCATCGTGGCCACGTACGGGGAGAAGCTCGCCAAGGCGTTCACGACCATCAAGGATGTCTCCGGCTCCATCGCGCAGCACTGGAAGCTCATCGCGGGCCTGTTCGTCGCGGGCAAGCTCGGCGGGATGGCGGGCGGGGCCATCCGGGCTTTCACCGCGCCCGCCGCAGGCGCAGGAGCCGCCGGCCTCTTGGGGGGCGGAACGGTCGGCAGCATGAGCATCCAGGCCGCCAACGTCGTGGTCAACTCGGCCGGCATGGGTGGCGCGATCGGGGCCGCCACCAGCGCCGGCGTGACCAAGGCGACCTCCGGCGGGCTCGCGCGCTTCGCCAGCGGGCTCGCGGCGGGCGCCAGCAAGGCCTTCATCGCGGCCGAAGCCGTGGGGGCTTTGGCGGTTGCCGCGGCGGCCTGGGTTGACGAGTGGCAGACCGGAAAACTCAAGCAGCAGCAGGTGGCGCCCGTTCAGACCATGAACGCCTTGCACGCCGGCATCACCGCCATGAAGACCGGGGGCGAGGAGCAGGCGCGGCACCTCAAGGGAGTCTCGGAAGCGTTCGGCCTCAAGGCTGGCCAGCACGTATCGGCCGCCGCCATCGAGGCCGGGCTGCGAACCATGCCTCTGACCGAAGCGCAGAAGCTGGCGCGCGGCTATGGGTTTTCGGGCCAGGTCTCGGCCAACGCCATGGGGGAATTCGCTCCCCACGTGGCTGCGCAAATTGCCAAGAACCTGAATGATCTCATCGATCAAGCCATGAAGGCGCACGGCGCGGCCTTCAAGGAGACCGAAGAGAAGTCCAACAAGGAGAAAGCCGCCCGGGCGGCCCCAGTCACCAACATCGGCGTAGTCAATCTCACCCAGGACTTCAAGGCCGACGATCCCGAGCGCATCTTCCACCGGGCGGCACGCGAGATGGTCTCGGAGCTCAACCAGCTCCATCAGCACCCCGACCACTCCCCCGCGGCGAGGCACACCTAATGCCTCTTGCCGGTTACACGCCCGAGGCGACCGACTTTCGCATCATCCCCCTGGATGACACGCAGAACCTCCCGGTCATCTCGCTGCAGGGTTTCATGCTCCCCGTCCGGGGCGTGTCGTTCCCGACGGAGCAGCGGATCAAGACCACGTATTACCCCGGCAACGCCCAGGCGAGCCAGACCGTGCTCGGGCCCATCTTGCCCAACACCACCATCGTGGGCCGCTGGATGGACATCTCTCGCAACGTCGCGGACGGCGAGCCCCGCACGGTCGTGCGCCAGATCGAGTATCTGGTCCAGCACGCCGTTCCGGTCGAGGTGCAGTGGGGCGGGCGCAACTTCGGCGCCAGCAGCAACATCGATGACGATCCGGCCATCGTCAGGCGCGGACTCATCAAGAAGATCGATCCCAAGTACAACCGCCTCGAGGACATCGAGTGGTCGATCGAATTCGAGTGGGCGGGCGGCGACGTCCAGTCGCAGTCGCCCACCCTGTCGAGCGACGTCGTTGACCAGGGCGGGGCCTTCGTCGACTTCAGCGACATGATGGGAACCACCGTCGACGCTACCCAGTCGTGGATGGAAACCGCCTGGAAACACCTGAACGACGGCGCCAACGAGCTTTTGGCCGTCTCGGACGCCCTGGACTACCTGCAGAACCGCCTACTCGACGCCATCAGCGTGGTGGACGGTGCCTCCGACCTTCTGCAATCGCTGGCCGAGCTGCCGGCCAATATCGGCAACCGCGTGCGGGGAGTCGCGGATCGGGCCGTGTTGGCGTGCGCGAACGGTCGCGCGGCAGTCGACGCCTTCTGTGGCACATGGGAGCTCGTGAGCCGCGGACTGCCGCAAGCGGCCACGCCCGGCAGCATCAACAACCCGCTGCGCGTGGAGGCCCGGCGGGCGCTGCTCGCCATGATGCCGACCGACGATCCGCTGGACCACCTCGATAAGCAAACCGCCCTGCACGACGTGATCGGCCAGTGGGACACCACGGCGGCGCTGGCGGCCCGGCGCTCCGCCGCCGTGCAATCGCAGACGCTTCCCGATGTGATCGCCATCGAGCGGCCCCCAGCCGGCTCGGACCTGCGCGATCTGGCGGTCCGTTACTACGGCGATTCGTCTCTGTGGATCGTGATCGCCGCCTACCCGGCCAACAACCTGGACAGCTCGGAAGTGCCGGCCACGCCCACGGGCCCGAGCGACATTGGCGCGCCGCCAATCTATATCCCACGACTGACGAGCGCCTCAACCGCGCTCGCAGCTCTGTGGGGGGAGGAAACCACGCCGTGAGCGCTTTTCCTGTCAAGCGCCCGGGCTGGTTCCTCCGCTTTTTCATCCGCCTGGAGGACTTCACAAACCCGCTCGACAACGACGCGCAGTCGGAGGATCACCCGTACAACCCCGCGGGCAAGACCATCGATCAGCTCAGCGCGGCCGAGACTCGGGCCGCTATCAACCGCGCTGCCAGTGCGGTTCTGCGGACCCACAGTGACCAGGTCCAGATCCAAGCCCAGAAAGACATTCTGGCGCTGCGGCGTCACCTGAAGAACGTCAAGACCGAAGCCAAGCCCGTGGCGGGAGACGCTGGGGCCGGGGACGAGTATTCGATCGAGTTCGCCACGGTCCCGCTCTCGCTGGACATCGAAGACAAGGGCTTCCGGCACGCCGCGGAGCTGACGGCGGAGTTTCCATTCATCGACTTGCCGCTGGACCCGCGGGTGATCCGCGAGTGCCGAGTCGAGGCTTGGATCGGGGTGATCCCGGCGGCCGACTTCGCCTCGCCGGACAAGTGGATGCTGTCGGCGGTGCCGAGCTCGCAGCGCGTGCTGCGGTTCAACGGCTACATCGATCTGGGCGAGACGACCCACAATGAGACCGAGGGCACGCTGCACATCAAGGCGCGCTCCTACGAGGCGGTGCTCATCGACGGCAAGATCAACTCGATGGCGTCCGCCTATCGGGTCCAGGGCAAGAGCGAGGCCATCACCGTCTACGTCAACCGTATTCTCGCGCAGTACCCGCCCACCAGCGGCGGCAAAGGCGGCGACCAGTTCAGAGCGTACTGGTACGGCGATCCGATGAAAGAGCCGTTGCTCGATCGCAAGACGCTGGTGCGCTCGCTGCAGACCGCCGCGAGCCGCAACGCCGCCGCGGGCTCGACCGGGCAGAGCACTCCCACGCCGCAGCCGGACCAGGACAACCCGCAGCCCGACCCCCACGGCGCGGGTGACAGCGCGCCAGGCGGCAGCCCCGCGGTCGTGCCGGGCGCCATGAAAGAGGACGGCATTTCGATCTGGGATCTGGTCACGCAGGCGTGCGAGCTGTGCGGGTGCATTCCCATGTACCGGCCCTCGCTGCCCAATCCGTTGGTGGTTTCGAGTCGAGGCCGCACGGGCTCAGTCGATCCCGCGAATTGTCTTCTGCTGGTGCCGCCCGAGGCGTTCTTCGACGACATCAGCCACGGGACCACGATCGTGGGCGGCGCGCGCGACGGCTTTTCGCGAACGCTGACCGTCCAGGACTCGCAAGAGCCGATCAAGAGCGACGTCCGCTTCATGGTCTGGGGCCACAACGTCAAGAGCATGAAGCTCTCGCGCAAGTACAATCGGGCGCGCCCCACGGCCGTGGAGATCAGAGCGTACAACCCTGACGCGAGCGACACCCTGCGGGTCATGACGTCGCGGTTCCCGCCGGTCTACACCAAGGCCAAGGGGCAGAAGGGCAAGCGGCATACTCGCATGACCGAGAAGGGCGGCGGCAAGATCGACGTCGTCCGAACCTTCATCATGCGTGGCGTGCGAGATCAACTCGCGCTGGATCAGGCGGCCATCTCCACCTACCATCAGCTCTGCCGGCCCGAGCTTTCCATCGAGCTCGATACTGACGAGCTGTCGAGCTACTACGATCCATTGGCGAGCCAGCAGAACGGCACGCTGGTGTCCTCGGACAACATCGATCCCGACTTGTTCCGGCTGTGCCCGGGCACGCCGGTGCACGTCGCGGTGGCGCGCAAGCAGGATACCGGGGGGCTGGTCATCAGCAGCCTATCGGCCTTCTACGATCGCAAGGGCCAGAGCACCGAGGCCATGATCCGCCAGGCGGCCACACGCTGGGGCAACCAGCCGAGCGACGACAAGCTGGACCAGGCGATCGCCCGCATCAAGAAAGCCTACGAGACCGCCAAGCTGCCGGAGGTCTTCTACTGCCGGGCCGTGCACCTGCACTTCTCCGCGGAGAGCGACTTCTTCAGCGCCAAGATCGAGCTCGTCAACTACCTCGACGCCATGAACGCCCCGGAGCAGATCAGCCCCGAGGCGCGCGAGATGAACGAGCGCCGCAAGATCCACAAGACCATGGCTCTGGCCAAGCAGAAGGCCGCCCAAGACGCCAAGACCGCGGAGCTCAAGCGCGCCGCTTCGCTGGAGTCTCTCGGGAAAGGCAAGGCCGCGTGAGTCGCCACAACTTCGGGACCGACATTCGGCGCGGGGTCGATGCCATGGCCCTGGGCGAGGCGCTCGCGCGGCCGGGCAATGATCTGCGCTATTGGGTGTCCCACGGGACCGTGTGCATGGTCGGCGACGACGGGGCGATCGACACCAAGAACCCCAACGCGGTTTGGATCGGGCCCGAAGGCGTGGAGTGCGACGTGCGGCTGGAGCCGCTCTGCATCCACGTGTGCTGCCAGTACGCCGGGATCTCGGCCGGCGACGTGACCATCTACCCGCCCATCCACCCGGGCGATCGCGTGCTGGTGAACCTGCCCGAGGGCTTCGCCCACCTGCCCATCATCGTGGCCATCCTGCACTCCCGCTCGCAGAAGCAGCCGCTCGGCCCGGACCGCAAGCCCCTCTTTGACAACACGCGCCTGCTGGTCTACGCCAAGACGGCGGCCATCGACGTGCGCAACGCGGGCGGCGTCCAGGTCCTGCTCGAGCAGAACGGCACGGTCACGACGACCGCCAAGAACGTGGTGGTCAAGGCCGATACCACCATGCTCGGGGATGGGGGCCTGACGGCCCCGCAAGACGGCGTGGTTACCGGAGGGGGGATCGATCCGTGTACGGGCCTGTCCTACTACGTCCTCGGGAACGCTTCCTCAAGCGTGATGGCGAAGAAATGAAAGGATGCGCCAACAATGCCACTCGCGGGTAGCGGGGATGTTCTCGGGGAAGCCATCCTGTCCGCCCAGGACGCCGCTGCCGCGGCGTTTGTGGCTTCCCACCCCACGCCGCTCTCGGATGCCGATCGGAGGGCCCTGCGCCACGAAATGGCCAAAGCCTTGGGGCGCGCCGTCATTGCCCACCTGACCACCACCGCCGGCACCGCCGCCGTGACCGTGCCGGGCGCCCAGGCCGGTGTCTCAATCTTGCCGGGGAACCTCATCTAATGCCGCCCCTCGTGCTCTTTCAGATGGTCCGGGCGCTTTCGGTAGGGGGCCAGGTGGTGCGCGTGGTGTTCAACGCGGAGCCCAAGCACAAGAGCCCCGCGGCCTCTGACGATGCCCTGAACGGCTCGAACTACCAGGTGAGCGTTATCGCCGGCCAAGGCCAGCCCCCGCAGTCGGTCGGGGTGCACCCGGATGTCATCCCGTACCCGGCCTTCGGCGTGTGGAGCAACCTAGAAGTCGCGGTGGATCTGCAGACCGATCGCCCTTTGGTCGTCGGGCTGCGCTACCGCGTGCTGGTGTCGTCCGCAATGGTCGCCCAGGACGGGCGCCAGCTCGCGCCGCCCTATACCTGGGAATTCGACGGGGAGGCTCGGCCCATCGTCACCCTGCAGCAGCGGGGCAAGATGGGCCTCGTGGATCTGGCGAGCGATCCCGTCGGCGGCGGCATCATGGTCGACAGCTCGGGTGACTGGACCGCCGACAACGGCGACACGGTGGGCACCCGCAAGCGGTGCTTCCGGCGCGTGCTCACCCGCAAGGGCGGCTTCGCGCACCTGCAGAGCTACGGCCTCGACTACGACGTCAAGCAGCCCGCCACGACCAACAGGCTCGCCGGTCTGCGCAGCGATATTCAGGCGGGCCTGCAGCAGGAGCCAGACGTGGACTCCGTCGCCACCCAGGTGAGCATGGATAGCCGGGGCTTTCTCACCCTCGGCATGCGGGTCAAGACCAAGCAGGGAATCAACGTCCCCGCGGTTCTGTCCGTTTCCGAGAATGGAGTCACTGTCCGATGAACCAATTCGCGACCAGAGCTGACCTGTTTCAGGTGAGTCGAGCAGCCATCGCGGCCACCCCGAACATCAAGATAAACCCCTCGGTGATCGATGTTCCCGGATCCGACTTGAACCTGGTTGTGGGCGTGCCCTCGGTCATGGGCGAGGAAGTCTCGGCCCGGGCCGCCATGGCACTGCGGGGAGCGTTCGCCGAGCTGGCGCGCGGCTCCGCGCTCGATCGGGTGCTGTTTGATCGCTACGGCCTGCTGCGCTTCTCCGCCCAGCCGGCGACGGTTGACCTCGTGTTGTCGCGCCCAGGACCAGGGCTGCTGACCGGCACCATCGACGCCGGATCGGTTATCCAGACTCCCGATGGCGTCCAGTTTGCTCTCGACAACGAGCTCACGTGGGGCTCTGGCGAGCTGGGCATCACGACGCCCGGGACCGCGCTCGTCAATGGCTCGGGCGGCAACGTGGTTGCGGGGACCGTTACCTCGTGGGCCACCGCGCCCTTTGACCCGTCGATTGTAGTCACCAATCCCTTGCCGGCCTCGGGCGGCATTGATGCCGAAGACGACGTGCAGTTTCTCGGGCGGGCTCGCGGCTTCTTCCCCACCGTCGCACGTGGAACACTGCGAGCCATCGAGTTTGGCGCGAAGCAAGTCCCCGGTGTCGCAGTAGCCACCGCGACCGAGATCGTGAACCCGTCGAATGGCTATCCGGCGGCGTTCGTGCAGCTCGTGGTCGGTGATCAGCAAGGCAATGCCTCCTCAGCGCTCCTCACCAAGGTCGCCAACGCACTGCTGGCGTATCGGGCCGCCGGGATCTACGTCCAGGTCATTGGCGGTATCGTGCTTGCACAGGCGGTCCACTGGTTGCTGACCTTCGTGGCCGACACGGACGAGGCGCTGGCCATATCGCGCATTCAGGCGGTAACCGTGGCGGTCGCCCAGTTCCTGGCCCCTGGCGCGCCCCTGCTGCGCGCCTCGCTCATCAGCGCCGCGGCCAGTGTGCCCGGCGTCATAGTGAGCGATCGCTCGCTGGCCTACCCGGCGGGCGACGTGGTCCCGAGCAGCGGAAATCAGATGATCCGCGTAGCCATGGGGGATGTGACTTTCGCGTGACCACCCAGCCCCTCTCCCAAGCGGATCTGCTCGCGTTGCTGAGGCGCATCTGCGACCCGGGGTGGCTATCAGGCATGCTCGCCCAGCCCGACGGCCAGGCCATCATCAACGCCTGGCTCGCCGCGTTCGAAGCGACCAGCGTGGCAGTCTGTAGGCAGGTCGACGCCTCGATGATCTCGACGGCGCCCACCGGGTCACCGGGAGTTTGCACCCTGGTGCTCTCCCGGGCCGATACGACCGTCGACGACTACATCCTCCAGGGCTACACCTTCGTGACGAACCTGGGCGTGCAATTGGTGGTCGCGACCCAGGTGCACGTCCTGGCCGGTCAGGCGACGGTGGCGTTGCCGCTCCTCACTCTTCGGCAGACGGACATCGTCAACACGGTCGAGCCGGCCTTCGATGACGTGCTGAATCCCGGCGATTACCTGGAGCCCATTCTCGGCAGCGCCGACCCGTCGTGCGTGTTCTTCGACGCTCCCCACAACGCGGGCACGCTGACCTACGTTTCCTCGACCCCCATCACCGGCGCCACGGATGACTGGCTGTCGGCCCATGGCGAGGAGCGCGGCTGCAAGCGCCAGGAAGGCGAAGACGGGGAAGCCTACCGCGCGCGGGTGCGGCTCCTGCCCGATGCGGTCAGCCCGCGGGCCGTTGCCAGAGCCCTGGACGGCGCTTGCCAACTGCTGCCAGAAAGATGGCTGGTGGAGCCGTTCGGGGACGGCGCCGATCCCCTTGTGCGGCTGGCCTTGCAGCTCGGCCGGTTCGACGTTCCGGCGTGCGACATGTGCGGCGAGACCATCACGCTCAGCGCGGCGCCCGCCACCGATTGGGCACCCGGAGACGTCATCACGGGCCAGACCAGTGGCGCTAGCGCTGTCGTGGTGGCAGAGGCCTCGATCCTGCTCTACTACATCAAGCAGCGCAGCGGGGCCTTCGCGCTCGGCGAGACGGTTGGCGTGACCGGCGTGCCCGCCAAGCTGGCAACTCAGAACGGCTCCCACCCCATCGTCTCCCAGATCCCTTCCGGTTTCTGCGACGACTGGCTGGGCGATCCCGTACCCGACAAGCAGCCCATCGCGACCTGCGAGATGGAGGGCCTCCGGGAAAGCCGCGCCTACGTGCGGGTCGACTTGTTTGGCGATCTGCAAGATCCCGATGGCTCCGTGCTGTACTGCGATGATGGCGGGTACTGCGATGACGAGCTCTGGGGGTATCCCGACATCGAGGTCCATCCGGCGATCGGCGCGGCCAGCAAGGCGCTGCTCGATGAGCTTCGGGGCAAGCTCGCGGCCGGCGTGCAGTGGGACATCTATCTCGAGAACGGAACTCAGCTTGCCGCCTACGACTTCATCGCCGGCCCCACGGGGCCACTCGGGGTTCCCGTGTGGAGCTTGGCGGCGCCGCCCGGCAAGGCCTGGTACATCAAAGAGGGCCTGCTGACTGTTGTGAGCCTCGATCCGACCGAGGCCATGCAGGTGATCCTGACCTTGGCCGATGCCAGTCAGATCATCAGCCCCTGGACAAGTGGCGCCTTTCCCCTTCGGACCTTTGAGCTTGCCAAGCTCGGCTACTGCGGACAACCCGTCGTCCAGATCGACGCCTGGGCAAGGTTGTCCGGTCCGCTCGCCCTGAACTTACAGGGTAATTTCGACGCAATTCAGGCTACCCTCTGAGGAGAACACCATGGCCGGTTCCAAGACTCACCTGATTGAAAATGCTCGCGAGATGTTGCTTTCCACCGACATCACGCGCATCGGAAAGTTGGCCGCGCGCGAGCAGCAGAGCGCCGACCGCGCCAAGGCGCTGCGCGCCGACTTCTACCTGCCGGGCAGCTTCGACGACTTCAGCGCTTCGGGGCGACTCGCGAACTTCCAAGCCATTCCGGGCGCGCTTTCCGCTCCCTCCCTGGAAGGACAAACGGGGACGTTCGATATGGTGCTGGGCCCTGGCGAAACCGAGTGCGACACCACCGATCTCGCGGATCCCGACGTCTCGCCCCATCAGGTGGCCCGCTGGGATCAGCAGACGATCTCGTGGCCGCTCGACGCCTACCCGGATGGGGCCGCGCCCAAAATCGCCACCATCTGCGTGGAGCCGACCGATGCGCAGACGGACGCGGTCAGTCGCAACATCTTGCTCGACCCGGCAAGCCGCAGCTTCGCTCCGCAGACGGTCTACAAGACCAGCAATCCCTCGGGCACCATCTTCGTCGTCGCGGGCGCGGCTGCCGCGGTCCCCTTGCCTCCCGCGCTGCCCTCCAATTGCGTGGCGCTGTTCGACGTCTTCATGTTTCCCGGCACGACCCAGTCTTCCGACTTCCAGATCACCCGCCGCGGCTGGCGGCGCATCGAGTTCCCCGGCTCTTCCCAGCACGGCATTGTCAAGGGCTGCACTCCCGAGTGGGACACGACCGACGAGACGAGCGGCTCACCCGCCTACATTCCGCTCGGCTACGTGCCCCATCGCCTCGTGATCGATGGAGAGCTGCTGACCTTCGGCTCACCCGCGGCGGGCGGGTTCGTCGTGGCGACGCCCGATACCAACAACCCCCCGGGCAGTGCGCCTCCCACCAATGACTTGCCCACCTACCTCTATCTTTGCGGCGGACGCTGGTTCCCCTGGTGTGGAGGTATCGCGGGCTCCGTGCCCTATCCCTACAACGCCGCGCCGGTCGTGTTGGTCGAAAGCCTGACACCGCCGGATCGCATGGGATACCCGACCGCCGCAATGGCCGTCGCGGGCGCTACCATCCCGAGAAACGGCGCTCTCTTCGTCGGCAATGGCTTCCTGGTGATCAACAGCAGCGTCCACAAGTGCTGCAGGATCGACGGGGATTGGATACACGCTCTCACCATGAACAGCGCGCTTGTGCCGTCGGTCCTACCGAACGCTTGTTTCAACGAGAGCCTGACGACTCTGCTCACAGGACCTGGCCAAGACGTTGCGGTCACCACAATGCCGGCGAACGCCACTATGGCAGATTTCGAGCTGCTCGGCTTCTTTTCGCCCTACGGCGGCGGCGCTGAGATCAGGGTCTTCCAAGAAGCACTGTCGGCGTCGCCCGATCTCCAAGTCGCCCGGGCTATCGAGGTGGTGAACTCTGCAGGGGGCGGTCAGGCATTGATGTCTTGGCGGGGCGCGATTCCGGCGGGCGGGCTGTTCTTCGTGATCAATGACTCATTCGCCCTCAGCGCGTCGATCATGCTCTACGCGCGCGCCTACAACATGAATCTGCCCCGCCTCGCTCGCTAGGAGTCGCCATGGCGTTCTCATCCGTCACGGTCCTCTTCAGCAAAAACGCCGACCCCCCGCAGTCGGGCTGGCGACAAGATCTCGTGCCCGGCAACACGGTCACCTGCTCGCTCTCGAGCACAATCGGCATCACCAGCTACCGCTGGCGGGTCATCGGGCGCCCCGAGGGCTCGGCGGCCGGCGGGGCCGGAGCCGAGCCCCGCCCGCTCGGCTCTGGCGCGGCGGTATCCTTTACGGCCGACATCAATGGGACCTACATCATCGAGTGCCTCATCAATGGCGGGGCACCGGACGCCACCATCGTGACTGGCGGCTGCGCCATCTTGGAGTCCATCGTCGATCCGCTCGGCCGTCCTTTGCGGCTCATCGGGCCCGGCGAAACCGACGAAGACATCTCGGATGTGGGCGTCGCCGAAGGTTCGACCAAGATGCTGAACCGCTGGCTGCGCAAGCTGGCGGCTGGTGGTGGTGGCGGTGGCGGCACCCTCGCGGTCGACTACAACCTGGGCACGTCAGCTGCGGATCAGACGCTCACGATTGCCGACAGCAAGGGCGGTCCGATCATCCTCGACGCTCAGGGAGTCGGCGGCAGCTTCACCGGCCTCTACGCGCTGCGGACCATCGTGCCCGCCGGCATGATGAGCAGTATGGGCGTGGGGTTTACTTGGAGCGGCGGTTTGGAGTTGGGACCGGACAACATTCTCATCGGGAACCCCGGTTACCCCCCGACAGCGACAGACGCGACCTGGGGGGTTTGCGTTGGCGGATGGTCCGCCATAGGCAAAGCCGGAGGGTGCAACGCTGCGACCGCAGTCGGCTCCTTTACCCAGGCTTTGGATGCAAACGCCAGTACCTTCGGCGCGTTCTCGTTGGCGGCGGGTCTGCTCTCTTCTGCGCTGGGGGCTTACTCGTCGGCTAACGATGAGCGCAGCATAGCGGTGGGGCCGTTGTCCTCGGCCTCCGGCTTGGCTTCCATTGCGATGGGAGATCATGCCTATACCGACTTTTTCGAGAGCGTTGCCATTGGTCAATGGGCCGCAGCCATCAGCCCCGAGACCATAGCCATTGGCCCCGCCACTCTCGCGGGCGCGCCTGTCGGCGGCGATAGCGCAGTCGCGATCAATGCCATTGCACGAAGCACACAGTCACTTGCGATCAGCGGTCTGGTTGGGACTGACGCGGCTTTCGCAACCGCCGTGGGCAACACATCTGTCGTTCGCGATGGCGCCGCTTACGCGCTGGCCCTCGGCTACAACGCCCTCGTTGATATTGATGCCAGTCAGGGGATCGCAATTCTCGGAACGGTCACCGCCGTGGACGGGATTTCGGTGGGCCTCTGGTCGCAAGTGGACAGCGTTGGCGCAATAGCCATCGGGCCCGGTGCCTATGCCGGAGCTCTCATCGGTGGCGAGAACGCTGTCGCCATCAACGGCGACGCGGAGGGTACGGCAGCCGTGGCCATTGGCGGAACTGTGTTGGTCGACAATTCGATCGCCATTGCCGCCTCGACGTCTCCCGAGGGGGCGTCTTGTCTAGGCATCCGGAGCGTTGGCTTGGGGTCGGACTTTCGCCCCAACAACAACTACGACGTGACCATCGGGTACCATCTTGCCACCCCCAACAACCGGGCCAGCTTTTCAGACCCCATCGGGGACGGCTACAACGTCTACGTGGGGCACAACATCGCGGGCCCCGCGGGCTATGGATACTCAGACGTCAGCCAGGTCGCGATCGGCGCCGACATCGGAATCGACAGCAGCCACACCACCGCGATCGGCTCCGGCTCGCTCATTAGTGATCTTTCCGACTGGGCGATCGCCCTCAGCGGCTACGTGGGCGAAAGCGCGCCCAACGCCTTTGCCGTGCTGGGGACAGTAGCCGCATCGGCGGATTCGTCACTGGCCATCGGCAACATGTCCGAAGCCGATTCGCCCTTCTGCATTGCCTTGGGGGCTTTCGCGGTTGCGGCGCCCGAGGGCACCGGATGGATGGTGGTCGGCGATAGCGGCACCCACGGAACCGCGGGCGCCGCCGCGATTCACCAATTCATCGTCCGAGGCTATAACGGCGGCGCTATCGACACCTTGAAGGTCTCGGACGCGCCATCAAATGACTACCAGACAGGTCTGACCATCCCGTACCGGTTCTCGGGCGGGGCTGTCGCCGCCGAAGACGTCTACGCCAAAGACGGCCCGCCCGAAGGCGCGCTCATTCTCTACATACCAGGACCCCCCTCCTAGGAAAGACATTCCATGATCCGAATCAGTTTGCGGGAACTGTACATGGCGCGGGACGTGCTGAGGAAGCTGGCCCAGATGGACTTCTCTCTGCGCACCGGCTACTCGGTTTCCAAGATCGCCAAGGCGGCGGACTCCGAGCTGCTGCCCGCCGAGGCGAAAAAGAACGAGCTGATTCGCAAGTATGGCGAGCAGGACAAATTCAACGGCGAGATCTGGCACGTCAAGCCCGAGAACGAGGCGGAAGTCAACCAGCAATTCCAGCAGATGCTGGACGTCGAGGTGGACCTCAACTGCAACCCGATCAAGATCTCCATGCTGGACGGGGAGCGGCTGCCGACTCACGACCGACTGTTGGCCATCCTGATGGAGGTGCGGGAGCAGAAGCGCGCTCCCCTCGATGCCATCCCGGAGATCCGAGGCCTAACCGTGCGGCTCTCGCCGCTTGAAGTGATGCGTATCGAGAAATTCATCGATCCCGACTGAGAAAGGAAATTCCTCATGGCAACGATTTCAAAGACACTGACGACTTCGGCCAAGTCCATCACCATCATGGCCGCTGGCGCGCGGGGCATGGTGAGCTTCGTGGACGAGAAGGGCCAGCCGGCCGGGCAAGCGACGATCACCATCAAGGACGGCGTGGTGGTGGAAACCGGCCAGACCGCCAGCGCGGCCCTGGTGGCGGCGCTCGGCACCGTCTCGACCGAGTTCGCGGCGCTCGTCGAAAGCATGGCCAAAGCCGGCGCGCTTGATCCGCTGAGCCGAGGCGTCCGCGCTGCCAGGGCCGCCTAGCGCGAGCTGGCGTGCAACGAGAGAAGGAAAAGATCATGTCGAACCCCGCAACGGTGGACAAGACTCTGACCATCACAATGCTGTCGCTGGCGGCCGGTAAGTTTGCGCCGAACGATCCCGCGGCAGCGGCCTCCGTGGCGGCCCAGCGGGCAGCGGCCCGGGCGGCGATCACCGGCAAGACGCCGCCGACTCTGGCATCGGTCCTGAGTCCGGCCAAGCCCGTTGCGCCCTTGCCACCCGCGCCTGCGCCTGCCCTGCCGGCCCCCAAGGACGGCTTTATGATCATGCTGGCTGCGGGTGACGCCTCTCGCACCTACGTCCGCAAGGCGTTGACCTTGTGCGATGGCAAGGTCTCGACCGACAAAGGCGCGACCGATCTGGGCGCGATCCCCGACTCTCTGGCAACCGCCATCGCCACCCTGCAAGGCGAAGTCGCCGCGCTCGTGACCTCCCTGACCGCCTCGGGACAACTGACCTTCTGACCGGAGACCCAATATGTCCAACAACAACCTCATTATCGAATGCGATCGCGCGTTCGTGGCCAACGTCCCAGCCGCCCCCGGCAACAACGCCACATGCGTGCTGTTCGCGACTCACCCGCGTAAGCCGGGTGGCAGCGGCAGCGCCGTGGTGTCCACGTTTGAAAGCGGCGCGGGCACCGAGCCGATCGACGTCAACCCCGACGCGATCGAAGAAGTCGAGGTGACGTTCCACGCGCACGACAAAGCCAGCGCGGCCAACGGCTTACGCGCCTACGTGACAGTGGACGGCGGGACCACATGGAACGAGACCGACATGAAGGGCTACGTGGCCGGGGCCGCGAACCAGCCGAGCATCGGCGCCGCCGCGCCCATCCAGGTCCCGGCGCTTTCTGCGGGCCAGGAGTGGGTCGAGACCTTCGACGTGGGCCGCTATCGGGGATTCGCCATCGAGTACACGGCGGGCGCCACCGGGCCCACGCCTAGCACGGGTTGGAGCCTCAGCGTAACCGTAAACCACGCCTCGCAAAAGGACTGACCATGGGACTGCATCCACCGCGCGAAGAGCCCGAAGGCGCCGGCATCCCGCCCATCGGCCCAGCCGGGGGCAAGCTCTCGGGCACGTACCCAAACCCAGGCCTCAACGCCACTACGAGCGACGTCCCGCCCGCCGGAGATCGCCAGTACCTGAGCGCCCTGCAGCTCGCGGGCCTCGATACCTTGCTCGCCGGCGCTCCGTTGACCGACGCAAGCGTGACCATCAACCCGGGCAGCGATGCCGCGTCCGAGTACACGCTGCCCGCCGCCACCCTGACCGACGATCGGACTCTCACGCTCGGGGTGGCGGGACCACCGCTAACCGAGCAGCGCGGCCGCATCGTTCGCCGGGACGCTACCGCCCACAGCTACACCGTGGTCAACGGCGGGGCAGGGGGCGCGGGATCCATGTCGATCGCCATACCGGCTCCCACCGGGGGGCACGCGCTGGCCTTGGACTACATCTTCGATGGCACCAACTTCACCAGCCTCGGTCTGACGTACCTCATCTGAACACGTTGGCTCATGGCCCAGAGATTCACATTGAGCGGACTTCTGACAGCAGAGCCCAGTAAGTGCGACGGGGCCCTGACCGATCGGTTCGACCTGGGCTTTGAGCGCACCTATCCCGCCAGCGACTACGGCAACATCACACTCGACGCCGTCTCGACGCCGTTTGTGCTCGGCGACGGTGTCATGCAGACCATCAACTTGCTGGGCCTCCGCGTGCAGTCCGGCGGGCCCATCTTGGTGCTGGTCACCTCGTCGAGCGGTGACAGCCAGGCCTTCTCGGTAAGCAGCGTTCTCATCTTGCATTGCCCCAACCCCGCAACCGCCCTTTCGTCGGTGCAGCTCCTCGGGCAAGCCGAGCTCTCCTATGCGGTAGCCGGCACCGGGGTCGCGTCAGCCCCGGGCCCGGCCCCGCCGTCGCCCCTTGACGTCGAGTACGATTGCGATCCGAGCGTGCAAGTCCGAGATGCGGTCTATGTGGAGGCGGCCAACCTGGTGAACCGGGCCAGCGCCGCCACCACCACCGAGTCGCCGGCCATTGGTTTTGTGGTCAGCAAGATCACGAGCACCAAATGCGTGGTGCGGCGAGATTCCGAGCTCGGAGGGTTTACCGGACTCACGGCCGCCTCGCCCTACTACCTCGACCTCGCAGCTGGTCAGATCGCCGATACCCCGCCGACGCCTCCCGGCGCCGCTGTTTTTCAGCGAGTCGGCTTCGCCAAGTCAGCCTCTGTGCTGAGCATCGAAGTCGACCAAGATAGGATCTCGCTCACCTAAGACACAAAACAAAGGAGCCACCACCATGCCTAGCGTTTGGCAACCACTCATCATCGATCTGACCGACGGGCGCACCAAGCGGATGCCCGAAACCGACAGCCTCGACGTCGGCACCGGCATTTCCTCCGCGGCGGCAACCGATCTGACCTTCTCCGCCGGCAGTGGCACGATCACCATCGCCGCCGGGAGTGTTCTCGGGACGACCGGCAGCGGCAACATCAATCTGCCGAACAACGGATCGGCGAAGTTCCAGATTGAAGGAACGGCGGTTGGCTCGACGGTTACGGCTCCCAACCTGGACACCCTGACCGACGGCAGCGACGCCAGCGCCTTGCACACGCACGCCGGCTTGGCTCAGCTCACCGTCACCTCGGGCGAGGGCATTTCGGCCGGATCCCAGGTGGGCATAGAAAACGTCACGGGCTCGCCGCGGGCTTTCTTGTCGTACGCTGATGCCACGGGCAACAGGGCCCGATCCATCGGGACCGCCGATGCTACCGTGCTCATCAGCACGCCGTTGACCGTGCTCACGACCGGCAACGATCGTGTGATCCCCGATGCCAGGTGGGAAGGTGGCACCCCGCCCGTGGCGGCGGATCTCGGAGCGCGCGTCTTCGTGAGCAAGACCACCCACGGATGCATCACCCTCGACGTGAGCGCTTACGTCGCCGGAGACATCGTCCAGGAAGTGGGCGAAGTCATCGAGATTGGGACAGGCACTTCCGCCATCCTGATCAACACCCATCGCGAAATTCTCCTGTAGGCGCCATGGCGCGCAAGCCCCCCAAGGTCAAACGGGTAAAGGCGGTTGCTCCCGAGGCAACCGCCTCCGTTCCCGATGTCCCACTCTCCGAAGCCGAAGCGGCCGAGATCCGCGAGCTCGACGGGTCCATGGTGGTGCAAACCCTGCGCATCGCCGAGATGAGCGTGGCGTACGATGAAGATCGCCAGACGCGGGAAACTCTCATTGTCGTCATTCGGGAACGCGGCTCGAACCTGGAGATCTACGAGAAACGGAAACTCGACCTGGGCGAGCTGGTCGTGCGCATGCGCGACAAGGAAGAGGCGATCCGGCAAGCCATCAACGAATACCGGAACATCCGCTCGCGCTACCAAACGCGGGTCGAAGAAATCGCGGCAGAGCGAGGGATCCATCGCGATACCCACAAGTTTCTCGCAACCGCAATGGCCTTCGTTCCGAGGTAAGTCGTGGCAACCCGGCAGCCACTCGTCATCGACCTGGCCACTGGCCGGACGCGCCAACAGCCAACCACCGATACGCTCAACGCGGGAGCGGCAGTCAAGGTCACCGGCTACATGGAGATCACCGCGGCGGCGGCGCCAGCTGCCCCGGGGGCCGGCGTCTGGCGGCTCTATGTGGACAGCACCACCGGGCGGGTCACCCTGTTCAACTCGAGCAGCCAGGCCTTCACCGTGCGCCAGCGCCGGGTGGTTATCTTGGCGGACACGACCCCGATCGCTACCGACGCGGCGACGGGGGATATCTTCGAGCTCGATACGCTTTCGCAGGACACCACAATCAACAACCCCAGCAACGTGACTTTCGACGGCCAGACGGTCGAATATCGCATCAAGAGCACAGCCAAACGGACGCTGGTGTGGGGCGGGAATTTCCGCGGCTCGTCCGATGTGCCCCTGCCAACCAAGACCACCGGGTCAAGTAAGATCGATCGGTTTGCCTTTGAGTATCACCTCACCGACGGCAAGCTCGACTGTGTCGCCGTGAACAAGGGCTTCTAAGGAGAACTCAGCCATGGCCTCAGCATTCGCAGTAGACTTTCCGGACTTCACACAGCCGAGCGTCTACGACCACGGCGTGGTGGAAACGCCCCCAAACCCGAAGAATGAGATCCCGCCGGTCGTCGAAGATCTACGAAAGCTCGGCTGGCTCGGCGCAGACGAGACGATCGCCCCCGCAGACGTCGCAACGGAGCTCGCCAAGCTCCTAGGCGCGCTCTTGAAGGATGAGGTGACGCTCGATCCTACCGGCCAGGGATACGCCGGCAAACCGACTCCGGAGCTGGTCGAGCTGCTCAACAAACCGGTGGCGCCAAAGGAGACGCCCGATGGGCCACAGCAGTCGCGCTGGAGTAGCATCGTGGCTGGCTTTCCATGGGGGCCCAACAGTGTGACAGAAGACATGGTCAAAGAGGCCATGGAAGGAGCGTAGTCCATGCCTTCGGATATTCTGCAAAGTTGGCAAGCAGCCGCCTCCTTCACCATCACGCTGGCGAACCTGGGCAATGGCTCGGGCCGCCAGTCGACCATGATCACGAACGCTTCGCCCTCATATCCGAGGGCGAAGATTACCGCCAAGATCACGACCGGAACCACGCCAACCGCCGGGACCACAGTGGACTTGTATCTCCTGCGATCGAATGGCACGATCCGCACCGACAGCGCGGGCGCCAGCGACGCCGCGCTGACCGTGGTGAACGCCCAGCCCATCGGGTCGATTTACGTGCCGACCAACACCACCAACGCCGTGTTGATCGGCGACTTCATGATGGACGATCTCGGTCCGAGCTGGGGAATTGCGGTCGTCAACCGCTCGGGCGTCGCCCTTTACAACAACGCGGTGAACAACAACTCCATCACGTACGAGTACACGGACATGCAGGCGTCGGCGTACACGTAGCGGCTCGCCATGGGCGCACCACTAGATTGCAGAGCTCTGAACGTGCCGCGAACGCTCGATCGCGGCCGGGAGCTCATGCGCGGCCTGCGGTTTTTCTGGGCGCCCGCCAAGTCGCCCGCCTTGCAGACCAATCTCATCGACGGCCGCCAGGGCACCATGGCCGGGGGCTCGCCTTTCACGGCAGCCGATATCTACATGGCGAGAAATGGCCTGGCGGTGCAAGGGAAAGCCAACGCCTACATCAATTTTTCGAGCGCATACCTGCGGTTCACGGATCTCATCTATGTGACGTTCGCGGTCTTGGTGCACATTCCTGCGAGTCCCGCCGACGCCTACTTCATGTGCCTTTGTGGGGCGAACAGCGGGACGGTATTCATGAGTCTGCGGATTGTGTTCGGCGCGCTCGAACTGAAAACGTACGTGGGCGGATCATCGCCGTCCGTCACCACGTCCCTGCCGTCGACGCCCAGCTACGCAATGGTGCTCGGTACCTATGACGGCTCGGCCCTGCGAATCTACCTCAACGGCATTTACGCAAACTTCATCTCCGCATCAGGCGCACTCGGTTGGGGAGCGGGGACAACGCCACTGTGCCTGTTCAACATGTACGACGGATCGCAGTCGTCGTACACGGGAAAGATTCTGGGAGCCTGGGTCTGGGACAGGGCGCTCAACAATGCCGCCATCATGCGGTTCTCGGCGCGACCGTGGGACATGTTACGCTGGAAAGAACGACCGTTCCGAGACAAGGCGCGGGGCTCGGACTACCTAATTGTGATGTGAGACAGGAGATCCCCTTGAGCACAGCACGCAACATCAAGATGACCGGAGCGCTCATGGCCGAGCCCCCGCAATGCGGAGGGCGCAGTACGACCTTGATGCTCGACTTCGCCGGGCAATTCGACCAGTCGGCGGAAGCGGCGATCCACATGTCAGGGACCGATCTGGCTCCCTACGATCTGAACCTCTCCGGTATCACGGCGGTGCAGCTCGTCGGGATCACGATCTTGTCGGGCGGCCCACTCGTCCTGCTGCTCGATTCGACCGCCGGGACCGCGCAAGCGGTACCCGTGTCGGAGGAGTTTCTCCTCAGCAACCGCAACGGCCCTCCCATCACGCGGATTCAGATCGTCGGCACCGCCGATATCGAGGTCATGTTAGCCGGCCATTAGCGGCAGAAGGAAGTAGTACCCATGTCCGTCATTCTGCAGGGTCTCGCGAACTACGGCCCCATCGGGATGATTCTGCTGGCGTTCCTGCTGCTGTTCCTGAAGCTGTTCAATCGGATGTTTGACAACTTGCTCGGGCAGCAGGCCAAGTCCGACAAATTCATGACGAGCTGCCTCGAGGCGCTCCACGAGCTGAAGCGCAACTGCGTACAGTGCCGCAACGATACCGTCAACGCCGCCCACCAGGCCCAGAAGGCGGCCGAGGAACGGATCCTCTTCGGCCTCAAACAAGAGGCCGACCGGATCATCTTGGACAACCGGCGGGACAATGATCTGTCGCGTCCCCACGACATTACGCCGCTGCCGGTGCGGGGATTGCCCGCGCCCGCGAAGCCGAGAGCGAGGTGATCGGGGTCGCGACATTCCTTGTGGCGACCGGGTTCTTTCTGGGTGGCTGGGCTTTCGGGGTCTGGCTGTGCAGCAAGCGCCGATGGTGCCCCCTCTATCTGCAGCACGCACTTGATGAATGGAAGCATCGCCTGGAAGAAGAGAACGCAAAACGCAAGCAAGAGAAAAACGCAAGCAAGAAAGGAAATCAGAGGATGAAGGCTAAACTCAGCAGCATCATCGCATTCCTCGGGGCTCTGGCCCTGCAAGTCGCGGTCGTCTGGCAGGACGCCAATGCCCCGCTCGCCGACAAGCTGGCCGCCACGTTCGTCTCGGGCCTGGCGCTCGCCATCACCACAGCCAAGCTGCGAGAGATCGAGCAGGTCTTGATCGCCGGCTGCACAATAGCCGCGACCATCGCGACCGTCATTCTGGCTCACCTCTCGACTGGGTCGAAGTGGGCCACTATCGGATCGGTGCTGCTCGCCACTATCGTCCAGATCCGCGGTCTGCTGAGCGCGCAAGGCGTGCAACGCCTCGGACTGACAGCGCTACTGGGCCTGCTCCTGGGACTGCCCTCGTGCTCGTGGTGGCAGAAGCACAAGAGCGAGATCGACTGCGCGGCCATCGTCTCGGTTCAAGATGCGGCGCTACTCGTGACCATCGTGACCCAGTGCGCGGAGATCGCAGTCGATACCTCGGCCATTTTGCCGTGCATTGAGGGCGCCGCTGGCTCCAAGTGGACGAGCGACGTTCTCAAATGCTTCTACGCCGCCCAGCAGGGCAAGGCAGCTTGCCCGGCGTACGACAAGATCGCACCTAGCAAGCCGCCTCGGGCCAAGAAGTAGTCAGCATGTGGTGGCACTATGTGCTGGTCGGGACCGCGACGTTTCTCGTCGGCTGCTTTGTCGGACCGGCGATCTTGCGCAGACTGATGTTTTGAGGAGAGGTCCAGCGCCCGAAACCGAGATCGGCGTGGTGAGCGACGCGGGGGCGGGTCGCTGGACTCGTTTGTGGACTGAGCAACCGTAAAAGCGAAAGGAACTCTCATGCTGATAACTCCGCGCTCTCTCGGCTGGAACAAGCCGAAACCGCACCACTACGCTCGCTGTCGCGCCGGCGTCGGAGCCCACGCGCTTTTGCGGGGGGTCGTACCCAAGACCAAGGTCGACTTGTCGAGTCTTGTTACGATCATCGATCAGGATGGCCTCGGCTCGTGCACAGTCAACAGCACGGCTCAGCTCGTGCACGCCGCCATGGTGGCCGCCGGGCTCGACCCTTCGACCGAGTTCTTTTCCCGGCTGTTCGCGTACTACTTGGCGCGCGCGGAGGACGGCAATCAGGCCATCGACGCGGGCTCGCAGAATTGCACGGTCATCGACGCCATCTGCCGGGCGGGCTTCTGCCCCGAGAGCGCGTGGCCTTACGATCCGAACCAGTTCGCCCAGCTTCCGCCTCCCGAGGCGTGGCGCGAAGCCATCGACCAGCGGGGGAAGATCGATCTCAACTACCACCGCATCGACCAGGGCGTCACCGGAAACGATCTCCTCAAGGTCATCTACCAGGCCCTGACCGCCGGGTGCCTGGTCAACTTCGGAACGCCGGTGACCAATAGGTTCTGCTCGGGGGATCTGGGATCGGAGCCCATCTTGCCACCCAGCGACGGCCGGGACATCGCCGGCGGGCACTCCATGGGCATCTGTGGCTATGATCTGACCGTTGCCAAGCCGTACCTCCGGGTGTTCAACTCGTGGGGGAAGGACTTTGGCGACAACGGCTTCTGCAACTTCGACCCGACCTACTTCACCTGGTTCGAGACGACGGACATGTGGTGCTGCATAGTCAGCCCAGTCTACTCGGGAGGTGCAAAGTGAAACGCTTGCTCGTGCTCGTGGTTCTGGCCTGCCTTGGGACGGCCAGCAAGTGCAACCCCACGCCGGCCACGCCGGATGCGGCGGCGCCGGCGACCCAGGACACGGCCCCCACGGGAGTCTCGTGCGCGACCGCCTGCGCGCGCGCGGCCGCGCTCCACTGCGACTACGCGGCGCCCTCGCCCAAGGGCGTGACATGCGAGCAGGTCTGCGAAAATGCCCAGAGCTTCCAGGCTTGGGACTTGGCCTGCCGGACCAAGATCAAGACCTGCGCCGACGTGCTGGGCTGCCAGTAGCCCCCGATGAGCCGCCTCGAAGCACTCGCCGAGATGGCCGCGCGCCACGAGCTGACGCACGCCGAGGTGCAAGAGGCGGTGGGTATTCTGCTGCACGAGATGATCGCTCGGCTCGGCGCCGGAGCGATCCCGATCCCGCGGGGCGATGACGTTCTCACGATCCCGAACGTCATGGGCGAGCGTGGGAAGCCCCCCAGCAAGCCGCCGGAGGATGAGCCCTGATGGACTGGGCCCACCGGTATGCTAGTCGCAGGGATCACGACGTTCGCCGAGCTCTGGGCTTCACACCGCAAAGACGTCGAGTCCGTGGTCTGCAGCCTCTTGGGGTACAAGCGCAACCCCGAGAACTTCGCTCACCTGGTGGCGGTTGGCCAGGAAGCCCTGTGGCAGGCGAGCCTGCGGTTCGTCGAGGAGAAGCAGCGCACCAAGGCGTTCTGGCCCTTCGCCGCCCACCGGGTCCGCGGTGCCGTGCTGGACGAGCTGCGCTCCTGGGACCATCTGCCGAGAGACGCGCGGACCAAGCTCAAGCGTGGCGACAATGCGGCCGAGGAGTTCGGCTGGGGGCTCGTCCATCGCCGCACACTCAGCGCGGCTCACGGCGTCCCGGTGGCGGACAACCCCGAAACCAATGTGGAACGCAAGGAAAGAGGGACGCGTCTGCGCAAGGCGATCGACGCGCTCTCACCGGCCCAGCGCCGCGTCGCGATCGCGTTTCTGGTCGAGCAGAAGCGCTTGCCGGAAGTGGCCCGTGAGATGGGGGTTTCCACCGTGCGCATCTGTCAGATTAGGCAAGCTGCGATGAAGTCGCTCAAAGAGCGCATGCGGGAGGAGGAGCCCTGATGGCCCAGAGCGTGCACCTTTGGATCCCTGGTCCACTTCCGGGCCTCAACGAAGTGATCGACGCGGCAAAAGGCTATGGGGGACGAGGCTACGGCTACTCCAAGCTCAAGCGGCAATGGACGAACACGATCGACTTGCTGGCCCGGGCCGCCAAAGTCCCTTCTTTCAGCCGGGTGCACATGGCCTATCGCTGGGTGGAGCGCAACCAGCGCAGGGATCCGTCAAACGTGGCCTGCGCGAAAAAGTTCGTGGAAGATGGCCTCGTGGAAGCAGACGTGCTGGCCAACGACGGCTGGAAGCAGATCGCTGGCTTTTCAGACGAATTCGAGGTCGGTCCAGAGGCCGGCGTCGCGGTCTCGCTCAAGGAGGGTCCATTGATCGCTCAGCTCGTGCGCGAAGGCCACTGCTACCTCGATGTCTACGGCAACCGGGTCTGTGCGCGCAGCGCCGGAATCTATGTGGACAAGCCCGGCTTCGTTTCGGCCGCCGAAATGGCGGCACTGCTCGATGAGTTGTCCCGCAACCCCAATTGCCGGAGGGAAGACGCCGATGCTCACGATCACGCTTCAGAAACTTAACCCGCCGCCGCTCGGCGTCTATGGCCCGGCTGGCAGCCCGCTGCCCGGCCGCATGGCTTTCTTGCACCCTGATGCCGCAGTCTCCTTCGCCGCGCTGGAAGCCGAGTCCGGAGGGCTCGTCTACAGCGACGTCTACCGAGATGCGATGGGCTCACTGACGGCCCACCGGGCGAAGGCCGGCGTGGAGCCCCCTGGCTACAGCGCTCACGGCTACGGCCTGGCGTTCGACCTGGCGGTGGACGAGTCCGTCGAGCGCAGCGGGAAGTCGTACGAGCAGCTCCTCGCGCTCCTGCAGTCGCATGGCTGGTATTGCTACTGCCGGGATGGGCAGCGGGGCAAGGAGGACTGGCATTTCAACTGGCTCGCGGATCGCGCTGCGAATATCATGGTGCAGCTCGAGCTGGACAACCGGCGCACCTGGTGGTTTGCGGCCGAGCAGAACATCTTGGCTCTCTACCCCGAAGTCGGTCACCGCATGAATCCGATCGAGATTCAGCAGGCACTGGCCGAGCTCGGCCTCTATCGGGGCGCGATCGACGGCAACTTGGGTCCGCTCAGCACCAGCGCGGCCGTGCACTTTGGCGCGGCCTGGGACACGCCCCCCCGGGGCAACGTGTTCGAGCGCACCCTGCGCTTCGCCGCCGCCAAGGTCGTGATTGTGGACGTTGCGCCGCCGGTGGCCTGATGAGCGAAGATCCGCAGACTGGCAAGCCACCGAAGCCGCTCGGCCGACCGCCCAAGCGCTACCGGCGCGAAGAGCCGCCCGGCCCGCGGTGCCCTCGCTGCGGCCTGCTGGAGCCCCACGTCTGTCTGTCAGGGACCGGCACCGGCTGGGCTCGCATCGCCAATCCGGATTCGGCTGGCTTCCGCCGCTCCTAGCCCCGCGAGAGGGGGGATGGGGGAGCATGGGGGAGAGGGATGGGGGAGTAGGGGGCATTCCCCCCCTATACCCCGCCCATCCCTGCCTGTGCCGGGCACCGAATTCGGTCGCGCAGTAAATAGACGCGGGTGCTGGCTGCGATAACATGCCAGCGTGTCCCCTGACGTTGCCGCCGCGCTCGCGGAAGAGCTCAACAGGCTGCGCGCCGAGCGCGCGCGCATCGACGTCGAGATCAAGCGATACGAGAAAGCCCTCGCGGCCATCAGGGGGTTGACGGGCCGCGAACGGTCTGTTACTACTAATGGCATGAGCACAATGGAAGTCGCCTCTCGTCTAGCGCACAGCCGCGCTCGCTCCTCCGATCCCCTGGTCCTCGCAGCGATCGAGCACCGCTTGACCCTGCAGGCGCTGGCCGGGAAGGTCGGGTGCACCGCCTCGCTGCTCACCCAGGCCCGACGGGGCGGCAGAACGATCTCGCCGAAGGTGGCGCGCAAGATCGAGGGACTCATCGGTTTTGCGGCCACCCGCGAGAACTGGCCTGGATTACGCACCGAGTAATTACCGTCCCCACAGGGGGCTTTTTTTTCGTGCATCCTGTAAATAGTCTGTTAGAATTAACATGTAGGGGGAACAGACAAATGACGCGCCAGCACCAAGCCCAGCTAAAGATGGAACGCGAGACTGCCGAAGAGCCCGGGCGTGGCTCTCCTCTGCAGCTCACGTCCGCCGCGGCTCGGGAATCCAGCGACGCCTACATGCTGGCGCGTATGGCTGGGGCCAGCCACGAGGAGTGCGACCGGGTGGCGGCCGCGGTCGCGGCCAAGGCGCAGGAGCGCGAGGAGCGGTTGGGGCGCGGCATCTGCCAGGACTGCTTCAGCGGCTACGTCCAGATCAACGGTCGTTTCGCACGGTGCGCTCGCTGCCACGGGACCGGGCGCGCGCGTCCCCGACGATTGGAGGAGGTGCTCTGATGCGTTTTCGTGATTCGCTGACCGAGGAAGTTGCGACCGACCGCACGACCGCGGCCGAAGCTGCCCAGCAGCTCGTCCGCCTGCTGGGCGAGGTCCAGGGCTCCGAGAACCTAGTGGCGGTGCACGACCTCGGGCCGACCCTGCGCAAGCAGCGCGAGACGGGCTTGCTGCGGGATCTGCGCTGCCACGTGCTGGTCTCGCTGTGCGCTGTCCATCACTGCGACGTCCGCGAGACCGCGGCGCTCTTGACCATGATCGGCATGGATGCGGACAGACAGGCTGCCTGGTGGGACGGGACCTGGGGGTGCTACTCCGCCGAGGGGCCGCTGGGGGTAGCATGATGCTCGGATCAACGGAAACTAGGAGGATCACTATGACGACGAAATCTTGGCTGATGTTGATTGTTGTTGGCCTCGCGGGATGCTCGGACAGCGAGGCGCTGACTCCGCCCGACAGTCTGCCGCCCACCCCGGTGACCGCTAGCCAGACGGACACGGTCACGAGCACGGGCACCCCAGCGACCGCTAGTCAGACGATCACGGCTACGGTGACCAGCACGGGCACCCCGGTGCCGCCCCAGCCAGATGCCGGCGCGCCGGCCGACGCGCGGCCTCCCACTACGAGCCTGGTCACGGCCGTGAACACCGGCCGCGGGACAGGGTCCGGCACGACGGTCGATGCGCGCCCCGACGTCAAGCTGGACGCGATGCCGTTGAATCCGAATCACATCTACCCGTGCATAGGGTATCCGCCCGAAGCGCCGACGCGATGGGAGTGCGCTTACGGCATTCCCTGCGGGAGTTGGAGCACGATCTGCCAGGGCGGCGAAGTGCCTGGCGTTTGGTACCGCAGCGTAGCCGAGGGTCCGATCTGCGCGTGCACGCGCCCCGGAGTTTGAGGCGGGTTTCGCCATGAGGTTTCCGTTGCCCACAGTCCTCCGAAATGACCCCGCCAGACAATACCTACACCCAAGTGACCCGCTGAGAAAGGATGCTCCGATGGCAAATGGTGAACCGAACGCATTGACCAAGACCGCAGGGGCCGCACTCGCCACGCCAGACTATGGGATCGACGTTGGCCGCGTGATCGCCATGCGCGCCGCTGTCGAGGAAGTGGTCGCGAAAGTGCTCCGACGAGGCGAGCACTACGGCGAGATCCCCGGGACGACCAAAGAGGGCGAGCGGCCCAAGATGACTCTGCTCCAGCCGGGCGCGGAGGTGCTGAGCCAAGTCTTCCGGCTGCGCCCCGAGTACGAAGAGATGGCGCTGATTGAGCGCGAGGACTTCGTGGCGGTGAAAATTCGCTGCAGGCTCTACCACTCGCTCACGGGCGAGCTGGTGGGCGAGGCGATCGGCTCGGCGAATACCCGCGAGGAAAAGTACGTCGCGCAGACGAGCGCGCGCATCTGTCCCGCCTGCGGCAAGCCCACGATTTTCAAGAGCAAGGAAGGCGGCTGGTTCTGCTGGGCGAAAAAAAACGGATGCGGCGCCCAATTTCCCGACGGGGATAAGCGGATGGTGCAAGACCAAGGCGCGGTCGTCAATTCCGCGAAGGTGTGGGGGTTGTACCACACGCTCGAATCGATCGCGCAGAAGCGGGCTTTCGTGCGGGCGACCCGCACCGCCACGGCCACGTCGGATCTGTTCACGGACGAGGAGGCAGTTGCCGACGAGGACGAAGAGCGCGGCGCGCCCGGCAAGCAAACGTCTGTTCGCCGGGCCGAGACGCCGGCGCCAAAGCCGGCCCGAGCCACGCCCGTGCAGATTCGCGATCTGCGCGAGGCACTCGATAGCCTCGAAGTCGGAGTCAAGGCTGCGGCAGAGCTGAAAAACGGAGAGCGCGAGAAGGTGCTCAACGAAGCGCGACTCGCCTGGATCAATGGGATGTTGATCTCCCACGAGCAGGCAGCCGTGAAGGCGTTTATCGACTTGACCCCGAACCTGGCCACCCGGCTGACCGAAGCGGCCCGCAATGGCGAGATGCCACCGGCGGGAGGCTGACCATGGCAACGCCCGTTAGGCCAAGCTCCTTCGCGCTGGCCGAGCTATGCGATCTCGCGCCATACCTATCGACCAAGTTTCCCCGGTCGAACGCGCGGACAAAACACGGCTCGGGCGTCGATGGCCAAGTCTCGCGCGCCTTGCAGGCTGGCGAGCTGGTTCTCGAACCCGGCGAGGAGCTGCTGCCCGAGGCCGAGCAGGTCCTAAAGTGGGTGCGCCAGACCTTCCTGGCCGACGCCGAGTTCTTCGTCCAGCAGAAGGTCGAACTACGTGACCCAGCCACGGGCGACTTGGTCACGGCGGGCACCCCCGACCTGGTGGTACTGCTGCGCGAGCAGCAGCGGCTCGTGATCGTCGATTGGAAATCGATCGGCCAGATGTGGGCCGGGCACCTGCCGCCCCCGCGCGAGAACATGCAGCAGCTCATCTACGGCGTGGCCGCCAGTCTGCAGTTGTCGGCCGAACTCGGGGTCGAGATCGATTCATTCAAAGTCTACCTGGTCTGCTTCGACAAGGACGGCGTCCGCCCGCAAATGTCAGACGAGATCCCGCAGGACGAGTGGTGGGAGATCCTGGAGCGGGTCAAGGCGGTCCCCCTCGTGGACCTCGACGCCCCCGCCCCCGAGGCCTCCGTGGGCCCGCACTGCACGCACTGCTACCAGCGGAGCCACTGCCCAGCCTACATTTTGCCCGAGCGGCCTGACATGCCGGTTGCCCTGGTGCCGTTTGCCCAGCCCGGCGAGCTGACGCCGGATGCGGCCGCCGCGGGCCTGGCATGGCTGGACCTCGCCGACATGGCCATCAAGCGCGCCAAGGAGCTGCGGGACATCGTGGAGGACAACATCAACGCGTTTACGGCCCTGCACGGCCCGGTGCTGGTGGGCGATCGTCAGTACGGCCCCAGGGAGAAGCGCGGGAACCGGCGCGGGCCGACCCTCGGCGAGCTCGAAGCTGGCGGGCACGCGGACATGATCAAGCCCGGCGCCATCAAGATCGTGTACGACTGGATGCCCGCGGGGGCGCCGGTCGCCATTGTGCCGGCGGGCGCAGAGCCCGAGAAGCCGGCCAAGCGGAGCAAGAAGGCGCCGGCTGCCGTATTGATCGGCGCATTGGATCCTCCGCCCGAAAGCGGGCGGAGATAGGGGCAAGGCAACCCTCGTCCGAGGATGAAGCAATGAAGTCACCGCTTGAATCTGTGGAACACGGTTGGTCCCTGGCAGGCTACTACTACGTCCGAATCCAGACGGGCGCGAACGGTCCACATGGTGACCAGCTCATTTGCGTCGACCAGAACCAAGCGCGCAGAATCGCCGAGGCGTTGCACCCGCTTTTACGGCCAGGATCTGACGAACATGACGAGAGCGATACCTAGGGGCACGCAATGAACCGCACGGCCTACGTGATCGCCTTCTTTCGCGCAACGGTCGGTGGCCCCGAGTTCGTCCGCGCCGGCATTTTCTCCGAGAGCGCGAAAAACATCACCCTGGAGCCCAACACCATCGCGCTTGATGTCCTGTTGGCCGAAGGTGACGACTATGAAGACGCTTGCGCGAACGCCAGAGCCTTGTGCGCAAGGCATTGGCGGTACTGTTGGGTGCTGCCCCACCTGGAGGATTGACGTGTTCACGCGGAATCTCGGAAGCAAACGACTGCGGGCCCGAACGAATGACGGCCGCTTCAAGCGCGCCACCCTCGCGGACCTTGGCATCCACATGACCGCGTGCGCGGCCTGCGGACGCTTCTTCGAGAACCGCACAGTCGACCATTCAGAACCTTTCCCCATGCCGAAACGAGTGACCATTTGCCCGCACTGCGGGCGTGAGCAGGAGTGACCCCATGCCGAAGTTGACCCGCATCGAGATTCGAAATTTCCTAGGTCTGGAACACCTGGCTTTCGACGTACCCGCCGCGGGCGCGATCATCGCGGGGGCCAATCGCGTCGGCAAGACGTCCGTGCTCAAGGCCATCAGCGCGGCCCTGGCCGCCCAGGGCGTGGGGCCCGAGGCCATCCGGAGCGGCGCGGACAAGGCCGAGATCCTCGTAGACCTGGACGCTGTCGGCCGCGTGCGCAAGGCCATCACGGCCAAGGGCGACTCGGTGTCGGTGACCACGCCCGCGGGCGATCGCTGGGCGCGGCCTCAGTCGCGCCTTGATGAGCTGCTCGGTACGGCGGCGCTTGATCCGCTGGACTTCTTCCTGTCCAAGCCGGCCGAGCGCAAGGCCAAGGTGTTGGCCGCGATCCCGATGGAGGTGACGGCGGAAGATCTTCTGCGCTGGACGGGAGACAACTGGCAACCCGAGGCCGGGCGCCACGGGCTCGAAGTCCTCGACGAGGTGGGCAGGCACTACTACGAGCAGCGCCGCGAGGCCAACAAGGCTGCGGCGGATCTGGCGGTCAGGTACGCGGACGCGACCGCCAAGGCCAAGGCGCTGCAGTCCGATGCGCACGTGGGCGTGAGCGTCCCCCCGGCGGGCGAAGAAGACCAGCCGGTTCGCGCGGCAGAGCAGGCGCGCGCGGCGCTGACGCAGCGGCAGCATCAGGCCGAGGATCACAAGATTCGCACTGCCGGTACGCGTGGGCGCATCGCAGACCTGCGCGCCGAGGTTCTCGCCATGGAGGAAGCCCAGGGCGATCCACCTACCCAGGCCGAATGGGCAGACATCTGCATCGCGTTCGACAACAAGAAGGCCGAAGTCGATGCGCTCAAGGCAAAGCTGGCCGCCGCCGAGGCGGAGCTGGCGCCCTTGCGCGAGCGGGCCATAGGCTGGAATCGCAGGACCGAGGCCTACAGCGCGGCCCAGGCCCCGATCGAAGCGAAAGAGCGGACGGCCAACGAGTTGGAGGCCACGCTTGCCGAGAGCGCCATCGTCCCGCCCGGTCCAGACGAGTTTGCTGCCGCTGCCGAGGCGGTCAAGACAGCCGAGGGCCAGCGTGATCTCATCCGCGCTGCCCGCGCCGCCCACGATGCGCTGGCCGCCGCTGCGGCTATTGGTGACGAGCTGGCGATAGCCAAAGCCAAGGCCGAGTCCCTGGACGCCATCGTGACCCGCCTCAAGACGGAGGCCCCGCTTGAGCTGACCGCTCGGGCGTCCAGCATCCCGGGGCTTGCGGTCTCAGGTGACGGCATCACCCTCGATGGCAAGGCGCTCGACAACCTCTCGGGCGCCGAGGCCATGGAGTTCGCGGTCGCTCTGGCCAAGCGACTCAATCGTGGCTCCAAGCTCCTCCGGGTCGACAAGCTCGAACAGCTCGACCCGGACACCTTGGAGAAGTTTGTCGCCATGGCCACGGCTGATGACTGGCAGCTCATCGGCTCGCGCGTGGAGAGGGGCGAGCTGGCCATCTACGCGATTGAGGCGGGAAAGCCCAGGGTGAGAATCGAACTCGAAGCCGAGAAGTCTGCGGGGACCTCATGGCATGCAGGATCTTGAACCATGCTTATCCGGTTGACACACCCAAGTGAATCGATTAGGATTTGAGTATGAAGACACAAACGCCCGGTCCCTACTTGCTGGAGAAGTGCCCAGAAGGATATGTGGTAAGAGGTAAGTACGGTGTCATAGTGGCTTACTTCGGCACCTCTTCAATCTTCCATTTTCACCCTCGCGAGTCTTATAAGATCTCCATGGATGAGGCTAAGTGCAATGCCGAAAGGTTTTTGACTGCCTTGGAGATTAACCCATGATTGCGGCTTTGTACGTCGAAACCAATGGTGTCTATTTCGGCCGTACCGACGTGGATCCGTGGGACGAGTCACGCGATGCTCGTCAGTATGCGGGGCCGTGGCCTGTAGTTGCTCATCCTCCGTGTCAACGATGGGGAAGTTTAGCGATAGCCAACTTTGCGCGTTGGGGAGGGGAACATAATCGTCCAGGAAACGATGGTGGTTGCTTTCTGGCAGCCTTGATCGCTGTGCGCAAATGGGGAGGGGTGTTGGAACACCCAGCAAAGACGCGAGCTTGGAAATTCTTTGGGCTTACCCGACCGTCGTCATCTGGCGGCTGGTCTCCTTGTGATTGCGGGTGGGTATGCGAAGTGTGGCAATCGGTCTATGGTCACAAAGCCAATAAGGCCACGTGGCTGTACTACTGCGGAGAAGCTAAACCAGTCGAGCTGGATTGGCGTCACTTGATAGGCACACACCAATGTGGTTTTCACGATCAAAGAGGAAAATCTCGAAACAAACCAACTATTTCAGGGCCTGCGGCTTCAAGAACACCCAAGGCTTTTTCTGAGGTTTTATTGAGTCTGGCTCGCACCTCTAGACCGGCGAAACAGGATGATCTGGATCTTGAGGATTCGCGGTCAAGTCGTGAACTTTTCATGGGTCTGCTTTGATGAAAAATCTTCCATTCCCCAAGAGTCTCCTGGACTTCCAGCGTCTGTTCGGAAGTAATGAAGCTTGCGCCAAGTACCTGGAACAGGTGCGCTGGCCTGACGGCTGGACTTGCCCACATTGCCAAGATAAAGCCGATCCGATTCGGATCTCTACCCGTCCGCACGTCTTGCGCTGCCGGGCCTGCAAGAAGGAAACGAGGCTCACCGCCGGGACGGTCATGCAGGATAGTCACACCGACCTTCTGACGTGGTTCTGGGCCGCCTACCTCGTCACGAGCTTAACGCCGGGCATGTCGGCCGTACAGTTTCAGCGTCAGCTTGGAATCAAGCGATACGAAACGGCTTTCCAGCTTTTACACAAGCTCCGAGCTGGCATGGTCCGTATGGACGCAGACCAAATTGGCGGCGTCAACACGGTCGAGCTGGACGAGGTTTGGATTGGTGGACGAACCCGTGGTGAAGGTAAGGGCACCCATCACAAGACGCTCGTGGTGGGCTGCGTGGAGGTTTGCCATCGCAAAGGCCCCAAGCCGACCGAGAATCCCTTTGGCGAGCACAGCAAGGCCGTCCCGCGTCGATCTGGGAAGTACGCCGGACGCATTCGCCTAGCCGTGGTGTCTGATCGCACATCCGAGTCTCTGGTCGGGTTCGCGCGCTCGGCCATTGCGCCGGGCTCGGATGTCATCACGGACGACTGCCCGAGCTACGCAAGCCTCAAGAAGTACGATTTCAAGCACCAGGCTTTCGCGGAGAACGGCGATCCGAACGTGGCCGAGGAGAAGATGCCCCTCATTCACCTGGTCTTCTCAAACCTCAAGGCGTGGCTGCTGGGGATTCACCACGGTGTGAGTCCGCAGCACCTACAGACCTACCTGAACGAGTTCACGTTCCGTTTCAACCGGCGCTTCTACCCGTTCAATTCGTTTCGGTCGATCTTGGGCATCGGGGTAAATACCAAATCGCTCACCTATGAAGAGCTTTACGACCCAGAGTGTAAACACAGCAGTTTCGCGGATGTTCACTTTGTCGGAGAATAACAAGTGTATGAACCGGATAAGCATGTCTTGAACGTCGGCGGGTGTACAGTGATCGCCTGCGGCCGCGGCGGCTTCAAGCGGTGCTCTGTGCCTGGCTGCACTCGCCGCGGTGAGCGCCTTTGCGACTACCCCGTCACACGGGCCGGTGTGCAGGAAACGTGCGACGTGCGGCTGTGCCTCGGGCACGCTGCCAGCCAGGGGCCGGACCGCGACTATTGTCCCGCGCACGCCAAGCTAGCGGGCAGGGTCGCGCCATGAAAAAGGCGGCGACCTCATCTCCCGACCCGAACGCGCGCTGTCCGCACGTCACGCCGTCGGGTGATCCGTGCTGCGCGCCGGTTGACCATTGGGACGGCAGGCATCTGTTCCGCTGCCCCGGGCCCAGCTGCCCAGGCCTGCCCAGTCTCCCGCGCGAACACCCAATAACCTGCAAAGAGGAGTTTAAGGCGTAGCTGTTTCGACGTCACTACCCCGAAAGGAAAGCAATTGTCTGACATGACCACACAGGCGCTTACGGAACAGTCGCGCAGTTGTGGAGAAGTTGTTGATTGGGACACACTCGGCGCCCCAGTCGCTTTCTCTTACCGCTCGATCCTGGTTGCCGGATGAAATCATCACTGAAGAAAACGGCCCCGAACCTCATCACTGCCGCCCAGTTCGCGCGGATCCTCTCCCACACGCCCTTGGCGACATTCCGGGTGCTGCTCCTGCTCTTGTGGGACACGGGCATGCGTGTCGGCGAGGCACTCCCTTTGCGCCGGGTGCAGTTTTCCCGACGGGGAAACGGCGGAGGAGCAATCGAGCTTGGGCCCGACAGGAAGACCGGGCGAGCGCGGACGGTGTTTCTCACGAGACGCGCCGCCAAAGCACTCGAATCCTTGCCCGATCGCGGGCCCTACTTTTTCTGTGGGCGCGACGGCGAGCCGCTCGGCTACACGTACCTGTACAGAATCTTCGCAGTCGCCGTCAAAAGGGCAAAAGTGCCGTGGGCTCCGGGCCTGCACACACTGAGGAAGTCCGCGTTCTACCGGATGACTCACCACTCGATCCTGGTTGCAAAATGAAGCCGAAATCATCGCTCAGCAAAACAGATCCCAACCTCATTGCCGCCGCTCAGCTGCTCCTGTCCCACGTCCAGGACCAACTGGAGGAATCGCCGACCATAAAGGACTTGTGGGAGAAGTATTTCGCCTCGGAGGGACAGCATCTCCGTAGTGCAGATAGACTGAGCGCGGCCTGGAAGTTCTTTCACGCGATCCGTGGCACCGACGGCATCCCGTTCGAGAAGCGCCAGGCGCTCACGATCGATAATGCCGTCATCGAAGAATTCCGGGCGGCCATGCGCATATCGCCGCTCAGCGGCCGTGCGACCAAGCCGGCGACCCGAAACCGAATGCTAAGCGTGGTTCAGCGCGTGCTCCACTGGTCGCATCAGAATGGCCTGATCTCGCACATGCCGATTGCGGGAGTCCACCTCGAAGCGGAGCACAACATCCCGAAGACAAAATTGCGCACGGACGAGGAATTCGGGCGGATCCTCGCCCACATACCGGTAGCGACGTTCCGAGTGCTGCTTTTGCTGCTTTGGGATACCGGTATGCGTGTCGGCGAGGCTTTGAAACTGCGGCGGGTGCAATTCTCCCCACGCATTAACGGGGGTGGAGTCGTCGAGCTCGGGCGCGACGAAACCAAGACCGGGCGAGCGCGGACCGTGTTTCTCACGAGACGCGTCGCCAAGGCGCTCGAATCCTTGCCCGATCGCGGGCCCTACTTTTTCTGCAAGCCCAATGGCGGCACCTTCAGCTACGCCTATCTGTACAGGATATTTGCGTTGGCGGCCGAGAGGGCGAAGTTGCCCTGCGCTCCCGGCGAGACGATCCACCTGCACACGCTCAGGCATTCCGCGCTCTACCGGATGCGGACGCTCTGCCACTGGCCCCAGCAGCTCTGCATGCGCCAGTCCGGTCACACGACAACCAGCGCGTTTTTTCGCTACGGCATCGCTGACGAGCAGGAGATGACCACGGCCATGGACACGTATGAAAGCGTGCTTCAGGGCCGACTCCCACCGCGACCAGCGCACAACCCCCACGCGATGGAGAGCACGGAAGACTTGGCAAACGCAGACGTACTGGCCGCTCAAAAATAGTCGAGACAAAGTGATTGACAGCGGAATGGCGGGCGATGCAGTATGCTGCCCGATGGGATGTAGGGGCATACAGATTCTGCTTTCGGACATTCGAGGCGCGGTCTCTCCGCCACCGGCCCCGGGCATCTCATCAATCTCCGCAAACCGGCGTCGACGGGACCGCGCCTCAAGTGCCCGAAAGTCAGATTGCCAAAGCCTGCTCAGGGGGCCCTGCCTTGAGACGGACTCGACTGCTTGCCGAGCACGGCTCAGACCGCCTCACAACGCTTGCTCAGGGAGCTACGCCTTGAGACATGCTGCCACATCCTGCAGCCATCCCGGCCCCGATGGGTCGCAACGCCCGCTCAGGGGGCCCTGCCTTGAGACGTACTGGACTGCTTGGCCAGCATGGCCCGGCCCGCACCACAAAGCCTGCTCAGGGGGCCATGTCTTGAGACACCGAATAGGTGATCTCGTGGTGCGCCGGATGGTCGCGCGCAACGCCCGCTCAGGGGGCCCTGCCTTGAGACAGTCGACCTGGCCGTCCATCATCGCAGCCGCGGCAGCTCCTAATGCCCGCTCAAGGGGCCACGCCTTGAGATCCGCAGATGTGGCAGTGAGAGAGGCGGAGTTGAGTGCTGTTTTTCAGCACAAGATAAAGTGCATTCGGACTGCATTTGGTCAAATGCCGAAAATAGCACTCTACTTTCCTCTACAACTCCGCGAATTCATTGGGGCCAGCCGCGGATGGGGTCGCCGATGCGGTCCCGCACATCAACTGCGCAGGGGCGATGCAAGGCCCCCAATTCTTCGCCCGCTCGCCCGCGCGCTGGCTATCATCGACAGAACTGCAGGGTCGCCAAGTGGACAAAGGCTCCAGGCTCATAACCTGGCATTCGTGGGTTCGACTCCTACCCCTGCAACTGCCTTAACGCTCTCTTTCCTGGCTGGGGGAAGCGCAGGCAACAAAGGGCAACGGCTAGGTGGGGCTCCGCGGGGGCCTGAATGGTCCGCCCGCCCACATTGTGGAAAGTCCCTATCAGCGCTCCGGCCCGCGGCCGCCGCTGGGGGCAGCGAGAGCTCGTGGTCATGAGACGCAACATGTTCGAGCTTCTCCGCGATCGCTACCCGGCGCAGTCCTACGCGTTGTTTCGGGAGGTCCAATCTGCAACGGCCTACCAGGGCAGACAACGCGCCGACGCCGTGGCAATGGGTTTGTGGCCGTCCCGCGGGCTCGACATGATCGGCTTTGAATTCAAGGCCCATCGGGGGGACTGGCTGCGTGAGCTGGGGCATCCCAGGAAAGCAGAGGAGATCTTCCAGTATTGCGATCGTTGGTATCTCGTCGCGCACCCGGGCGTCGCCCAGGCTGCGGAGATTCCGACCACTTGGGGCTGGCTGATTGCGGAAGAACGTCTGGAAGAGGCCAAGCAGGCTCCGCAGTTGCAGCCGAAACCGATCGGAAGAGAATTTCTGGCCTCCCTCTTGCGCTCAGCACAGACGGACCGCGATCGCCCAGCGAAAGAGATACGCCTCGCGCTAGCCGGTGAAATACGTCGAGAAGTGGCGGAGGAGTCAGAGAGGGTGCTCAACCAGCTTCGCGAGCAAATCACGACCGACGGCGAGCAACACCGCAAGCAGATCCAACACATCGAAAGCGCGCTCGGTGTGAGTCTTAGTGGCTGGAATCTCCCCGTAGAGACGGTGGGCGCGGCGCTGGGCCTCGTGATGGATGACTCAGGTGGGCTGTTGCAACGTTTTTCCCGTGCAAAGGGCATAATCGCCGATTTGCTGACCAGCATCGAGGACGCGGAAACCGAGCTTGGCGGCCTCTGTAAAGCACAAGCGCGGCAAGGCGCCGAGGTAACACCATGAAGTCCATCGTTTTCCTGCGGAGTCTCCTCCGGTTTCTCGCGGGCCTCCCCTGCCTCTTTGGCCGCCACCGCTGGACCGAGGCGTTCATGCTCGAGCGGCCCCACCTGGTCGTGCGCGCGTGCGAACACTGTCCCCGCCACCAGCGCCGCGTCGGCGGCTGGTGGTGCCCGTGCGACGAGGGGGGCTCGTTCGTCCTGCAGCCGCAGAGGTAATCACCCATGGACTGGGCAAACGAAAAATACGTCCGCGTCTACACCCGGGACACGACCACATGGAAGCTGCTCCCGTGGCAGGCCAAGGCGATCTTGCCGCTCATCTTCCGCAAGGTCGATCGATCCGGGCTGCTCGACCTAGGAGCCGATGGCTTGCCGGGACTCGCCGCCCTTCTCGAGATGCCAGTCGAGCTCGTGGAGGCAGGGATGCCGGACCTGCTGCGCAGGGAGATCGTGGTCATCGAGGGAGGCACCCTCGTCGTACTGAATTTCATCGAAGCGCAGGAGACGCCATCGACCCCGGCCAGCCGTCAGAGAGACAGCAGGGAGCGCCGGCGGGACATGATCCGGCGCGGCCTGGCGCCCGAGCAACGTGGGTCCGTCGTCTACTTTTTGCAGTCCGAAGACGGCGGCCCGATCAAGATCGGTCGGAGCGACGACGTCGCCAAGCGAATCCTGCAGATGCAAATGGCACGACCGGACAAGCTCGTCCTGCTCGCAGCCGTCCCGGGCGAGTACGCGGACGAGACGAGGATCCACCGTGCCTTCGCGGCTGAGCGAGTCTACGGCGAGTGGTTCGCGGCCTCCCCTGGGCTCGTCCAGCTGGCCGGCATCGCGGCGCGCGACAACGCGATCCCCTGTGACCTGTCACGATTCGTGACCAGTCACGCTGACGCGGTAGGGTGTGACATGTCACAAAACGTGACCAGTCACAGTGACACGGCGAGGTGTGACCAGTCACGAAACGTGACCAGTCACTCTGTACTGGACTATGCTGTACCGAGATCGCCGCGCGTGGGATCCGGATCTGGATCCGATCCTCTCTCAGTTCAGGATCCGGATCCGGAGCGCGCGCGTAGCAAGTTGCCTGCCAATGAGCCGGGCAAGCCCACCGCCCGGCACGTGCTCAACCGCTTCGCGGCAATCCGGGGCGAGGTGTGCGCCACCAACGTGCTGTTCTACCAGCCCACCGAGGCGGCCGAGCAAAAGGGCGCTGCCTGGCTGAGCGAGATGCCACGGGACGCGGTCCCAGACATCGAGCCGGCGATCCGCCTGGCCTGCGAGCACGTCAAGCGCGGCGACGAGGGATGGACCGGCCAGAAGATGGCCGACGCCAACTTTCTCTGGGGAACCGTGCTCGCGAGGTGGACCGCCCTGCGCGAGGAGTTACACGGCTGCACTCCGCGGTCGCCTCCGCAACGAGGGGACAGGGCAACCGAACGGCAGAAGCTCATCGACTCATGGGGGAACGCATGACGAACAACATCGACGAGGAACAACGCAAGAAGGCACTGAGGGACGGGATGACCATGCTCGCGGCGGTGCCCGCCTACCGCTTCGAGGTCACCACAGCGACGCTCGACGTGTACTGGATGGTGCTCGGCCAGTACGACGCCCGCGTGATCAAACAGGCATTCGAGAAGGCGATCGCCGAAGAGCGAACCTGCCCCACCCCGGCGACGATCCGTGCCCACGCGCGCGGCTTCCAGGCCGAGCAGAATCGGACGCAGCCCCGGCCCTTTCGGTACCCCACCCCCGAAGAGGAAGCCGAAATCCAGCGCGAACTGCAAAGGCTCCGCAAGGACTGGCGGGCGAACAGCTCACGCTTCCGCGAGTAAGCGAAAGGACCGACGACGATGAAGGACAAGAAAGACAAGCCCGAAATCACGACGCAGATCCTGCACTGCCGCCTCTCCACCGACGAGCTGCTGAAATACTCCGACCAGCTCTCCTGCGAGGTCAACGAGGTCGCCTCGCTGCAGGCCAAGAAGGCGGCCGCGGCCTCGGACTACAAGGCCAAGATCGAAGCCAAGGAAGAGATCATCACCGACCTGGCCCGCAAGGTCCGCACGAAGGAGGAAGATCGCGAGGTGGAGTGCGAGATCGTCAAGGACTGGGAGCACAAGTGCGTGCGCACCACCAGGAGGGACACCGGCGAGGTTGTCGGCGAGCGGGCGATGACGGCGGAGGAGATGCAGCGGATGATGTTCGACAAGGACGGCAAGCCGATGCAGTTCCCGAAAGCCCAGGGCGATGAATTCGCAAGCCCAGCGGCCAAGCCCGAAGGCACCGCCGATGCCGCGCCACCCGCGCAACCCTAGGCGATGTACGAGGCCGAGCCACCCACGTTCTGGGCCGAGGCCGGCGAGACCAGGAAGCCCTGGGCTCCGGACTGCGTTCTCTCTGCCATTCGCGATTGGCTGTTCGAGGCGGAACACGCAAAGGAGCTGTCGAGCGCGGGCGAGAAGGTGATGCCCTTGCTACTCGCCGGGCCGACCAGGTGCGGGAAGACGTCGGTTGCCTGCGGTATCGCGCGCCACTTCGGGCTACCCGCACAGCGGATGGCCATCAGCTCGGTGATCGGGCAGTTCATGGGGCAGACGACCAAGGCCATGAAGAACGCCCTGGACGAGGCCTACCGGTCGCAACTGGGGGTGTGGATCATCGACGAGCTGGACGGCCTGTTCCAGCAGCGCACGGGCGGGCACGGCCCGGAGCAGGAGATGACCAGCGCGATCTCCGTGGCCCTGGCCACCATCGAGGCGATGCCAGCCCACGTCTTGCTCGTCGGAACCACCAACGAGATCGAGCTCATCGATCGCGCGATGGTGGCGCGCTTCTGTCTCGTCGAGTGGCCCCCCTGGGAGCGACTCTGCGAGGCCGATAAGAGGCAGTTTGCCAAGTCCCACGGGTGCGAGGAGGCCTGCGACGCTCGCTCGTACTCAGGCGCCGTCCAGTGGGCGCGCCGGGCCCGGGTGCGGAAGATCGTCCAGCAGGTGGCGGAAAGGTAGCCATGTCCTTGTTCAGTACGATCACGGGAAAGAAAATCGATCTCGCAGCCGAGAACCGGCGGCTACTTGATACGATCGCCAGCCTTCGCGCCCAGCTCGCCGACGAGCAGGCGCGGACGAAGCACGCGCACCAGGTCCTCGCACTGCTCGAGCGACGCTGGCGCGAGCTGCTAACCGCGCACATCGTCCGCGACACGTGCGTAGTGTGCGGCGCTTCCCTGGAGTTGCTAGAGGAGGCGCCCCACTGCGACGACTGCAAGCCGACGAGCGATGACATGGCCGAATGGTCCGCGAAGGCATCGGAAATCAAGAGTCTCATAACGCCGGTGCGCGAGAGGCACCCCAACCCCAGGAACGCCACATGAGAGAAATCTACCACCGCGAAGGCAAGCGCCGCGACCAAGAGGCCGCTGAGCTGCTCACCAAGATGACCGTCGAAGACGTGGCGAAGGTCATGGGCATCAGCCCGTTGTCCGTGCGCACCTACGGCAAGCACATGGCCTTGTCAAAGGCACGCCAGACCGACAACCTGCCCCGATGCCACTGCGGCTTGCTTCTGCCCTGCACCTGCACCGGGCGTCGGCGGGTCGAGGAGTTCATGGGACGCAAGGATGAGGTCTGGTGATGGCGCCAAAGCAGAAACCGGGCAAGTCGAGGCAGGACTACCGAACCCCGCCGGAACTGCTCCGCGCGATCGAGTGCGAGTTCCACGTCGAGCAGTGGGATCGGGACTTGGCCGCCAACCAGTGGACGGCCATTCGCGCCGCGCATTCCGAGGACGAGACGACGGGCAAGCCGCATCACTTCGACCAGGTGGAGTATCTCGGGCCGGGCTCACCGATCTGCGAGGACTCATTGGCATTCGATTGGGCAAACCTTCCGGGCGAGGCGTGGCTAAACCAGCCGTTCGCGAACATCGCTCCCTGGGCCAAGAAGTGTGCGACCACGAAAAGAGATGGTCGGATTTTCCAGCTGGTGCCCGCCTCGGTCGGCTCCAACTGGTACCAGGAATACGTGCATGGGAAGGCGCATGTCGTGGCACTGAGCCCACGGGTGACCTTTGTAGGCGAGGCGCAGACGTATCCCAAGGACATCGCGCTGGCCATTTGGTCGGGCGTGCGGGGAGGGTTCTCAACCTGGCGGTGGAAGTGATGGTCGACTTTCTCAACAAGGCCGAATTCGAGGACGTGCGCGCCATCCGGCTGAGCGACAGTGGCGCGGGCCTTCTCTGCGGGATCAACGGCAAGGAAGTCTGGATACCGGTGTCGCAAATCGACGATGACAGCGAAGTCTTCGAGGAAGGCCACGAGGGCAAGCTGGTAGTCTCGCAGTGGATAGCCGAGCAGAAGGGTCTCGTATGAACGCGACCGGCAGCCGATCCCCGAGGCGTTGACCCATGACCAAACTCGGTCCGTATCCCATTCCGAGCTATCAGGTCGGCGACTGCCGCGAGCTGCTCGCGAAGCTGCCGGATGAGTGCATCGACTGCGTGGTGAGTAGCCCCCCCTACTGGGGGCTTCGCTCATACCTACCAGAAGGAGATCCGCACAAGCACATCGAGCTTGGGACCGAGCGGACCTATCCGCAGTACGTTGAGAAGATGCGCGCGGTGTTCGAACAGGTCCGTCGTGTCCTCAAAGCCGAGGGCACGCTGTGGTTGAACCTCGGTGACTGCTACGCGACCGGCGCTGGCGCCGTGGGAGAATGCCCAGGTGGGGGAGAACAGGGCGCGCGATGGAAAGGGAATCGCGCGACCCGCACGGGGGCGAATAGCGAGAAGCATGAACCAGCGCTGGCGCAGATGGGACCACTTACCCAACCGAACCGGATGCCTCAGCCTGGACTCAAGCCCAAGGACTTGGTGGGCATTCCTTGGCGCGTAGCCTTCGCGTTGCAGGCTGATGGCTGGAGGCTTCGTTCGGACATCATCTGGTCGAAGCCCAACCCGATGCCGGAAAGCGTGCAAAGCCGCCCGACCAAGGCGCACGAGTACCTTTTTCTCTTTTCCAAGGCGGAGTCCTATTACTACGACAGCGAATCCATCGCGGAGCAGGCGGTCAGGGCGGGGTCTATCCCCGGAGGCGGTGGTGGCCATGAGGCGGTTGGGGCCAAGCGCAATCGGCGCTCCGTCTGGACGATCCCAACCGAGCCTACGTCAGAAGCACACTTCGCGACCATGCCGACCAAGCTGGTCCAGCCCTGCATTCTGGCCGGGTGCCCCGCTGGCGGAGTAGTTCTCGATCCCTTCGGGGGCAGCGGCACGGTCGGGCGCGTAGCCGAGGACCACGGGCGGCTGTGGCTGCTGTTCGATCTCAGCCCGGCTTATGCCGAGATCGCGAAGCGCAGGACCGCCCAGACCTCTCTTCTTCGGGGTTGACATCGCATAGCGGAGCGATATGCTTCGCAGTGTGAAGAAGCACCTCCTGAGTTTTTCCAAGCCCGCTGACGGCTGGCTGCGCAAGGAAGCCGCCCGTCTGGGAATTCCCGTGACCGAGCTGGTTCGTCGCATCGTCGACGAAAAGCGCAAAGCTGGCTGAGACGATGGGCAAGCGCGAACAAGAAGCGTGGGAGATCTACAGACTAGATGCGCCAACGCATGCCGCTCGCCCCGTCGAGTTTTGGGAAGAGCTGAGCCCAGAATGGCAACGGCACTACCTTGCAATGCGCGACCGCCTCGCCGAGCTTTTCCGCCCCGAGTTCGTGCGGGAGACAAACGGGTCGCCTCCTCGGCCCAGCAGCCACCCGGAGCCGCAGGCCGAAGTGGCTGACAATGCGGCCAGCCTCCAAGTGTCGCCCGAAGAGCCGAAGACCGGGACGGGCCAAGGGCTCGAGAGCAAGAGCTGATGACCAACTCGAGATGGCGCGCGCTGGGCCGCGCACGGAGGCAACAGATTGCGCAGCGGATTGTGGATGTCGCTCCAGGGATAATGGAGGGTCTCTATCTGAACATGCTTGAGCATCGCCCCGCGAAGATCGAAAGCCTCCACGCCTACAGGAGCGCCGTCCTGTCCGAACTGCAAGCCGGTGACGAAGAGTTCCCGCCGTTCTTTTTCGGGTTCGAGCTGGAAGCCATGCTCCGCGGATGGCCTCGCGATGCAGGTCGCTTCGACATCCCGATCTACGAACACGACTGCGACAAATGCCAATACCTTGGGCAGATCTCCGGTTCTGTTACCCGCGATCTGGAGACGGACGCAGCAGTTGACGCCTACATCTGCACCGGGGCGGGCTACGCCTCGATCGCGCTTCGGCGCAGTGACGATCCCGAGGACTACACGTCGATGCCGTACTCTTGGGCCTTGAAGGGGCCGGCGCTGGCAGCCTTTCGGATCGCCATCGAACGTCTGCACTTCATTGGAGCGCCCGGGGTGCAATGAAACCCATGAAGAACAACCACGTGCCCGACCAACTGAAGCTCTACGCGGTAGTCCGGCCCGACGGCACGACGGTCAAGATTGTGACCGACGAAGAGTCAGCACGTCGGGCGATGGCGGAAGATCTGCAGAAGCAACTCAGCCCCAAAGAGTTCGAAGCGATTCGTTCATGCATGATGAAAGGAGAGCGCTCGCCAGAGGCCGATCGTCTGATTAGAACCGTCGACAGCTACAAGGTGGAGCTGGTCCATTCCCGAAAGCTGAAAAAGGGGGAGCTAGCGCTGCTGCTCTCCGCCCAGGAAGCTGAAGAAGAAAAACCGAACGAGCACGATCGCCTGAGTTCAAGAGTGCGGAAGATCGTCAAGGCTCTAGCAAATCTCTTCGGCGACTTGAACGTCAATCCCTACGAAGCCGCGAGCGCCATGGGGTTGATCTTTACCTTCATGGCCGAGAGACAGCCCGCGAACAGGACCGCCATCGTAGGAACGCTCAGGACAACTGCGGACATCATTGAAGGGCCGGAGAGCGAGTAGCCCCGATGGCCTACGCCGAAGGAACCCTCGTCGCGGCCGAAAAATCGCGCTCCGAGATCGAGGCCCTCGTCCAGAAGTACGCTGGGCGCGATGCGGACTTCACCTACGGCAAGAGCTGCGGCCAGGCCGGCATCAGCTTCGTCGCCAAGGCACGCCGGGTGCAGTTCATGCTCCCGCTGCCCACGATGGAAGAAGCCAAGCAGGAAGCGCGAGACCGGCGGGCCCCATCGCGCGCTCCCTCGCCCGCGAGGTGCGAAGAGTGGTTGGAGAAAGAGACCCGCAGACGCTGGCGCTGCCTGCTCTTGATCATCAAAGCAAAGTTCGCCGCGGTGGAGATCTGGGAAGAGCTGGGGCAAGGCGACGCCGCCAAGACAGCCTTCGATCGGGAGTTCTTGAGCCACATCGTCAGCCAAGACGGCAAGACGATCTGGGACACGATCACGTCGATGCCCGGCCAGAAGCTCCTGACCGCGGCGCCAGACGCGGACAGCAAGAAGAGTCGATGACAAAGACCAGCATTTCCTGGTGTCTCGGTCCCGACGGCGCGCCGGGCTTTTCGTGGAACCCCGTCGTAGGATGCTCGCCTGTCAGCGCCGGGTGCGCGCACTGCTGGGCCGCTCGCCTGGCCAGCACGCGGCTGGCACACTTGCCCGAGTACAAGGGACTGACCGAGCCAACGGTCATAATGTCCGCCAACCCGCCCGGAAGTGGCCCGGGCCCGTCAATCTGGACCGGCCAGACCCGCTTCCTGCCCGACCGCCTAGGCGAGCCGCTGCGCAGACGGCAGCCATCGGGGATCGCGGTGGGGCTGATGGGTGACATCGGCCATCCGACGATCCGAGATGTTGATAGGTTCCGCATCTGGCTAACGATGGCCAGGGCTTTTTGGCATCAGTTTTTCGTCCTCACGAAGAGACCGGCAGAGCTTTCGCGCTTCATTGAGCGATGGTGCAGCGTAGAGGAGGACACCTTGGAGCCTCGGCTAGTGCGGGGCCCAGAAGAGGTCAGACGATGTTACCGGAGTGAGCGGGCCAGACTCTTCGCCGACATGCTCGAAGGGATGGGAGAGCCTCCGCCTGGAGCTGCCTACCCGACGTTTGACTGGATGGAGGGCCCGAGGTGGTTCGAGGCGATCTTGGCCAACGTGGCGATCGGCGTCTCCATCGAGGACCAGGCCACGGCGAATGACCGCATGCTGGAGCTAGAAGAAACGCCGGCCGCCTTGCGCTTTATCTCGGCAGAGCCGCTTCTCGAGGATCTCCAGCGCATCGACTTGAGCGGGATTTCGTGGGTGATCGTCGGGGGAGAATCAGGGCCCAACGCCCGGCCATGTCACGTTGATTGGATCCGCTCCGTCATCAGAGAGTGTCGCGAAGCAGGCGTTGCCTGCTGGGTGAAACAACTCGGCACGAACTGCGTGGACCGCAACGACGCTGGTTTCGACGGGGCCGAAGGCGAATGGCCAGCAGGCACACGAACCCGAGGCAGCGAGAGGTTTCAGGGCGCGCCGGTGCACATTCGCTTCCGCGACCGCGCCGGTGCCGACCCGTCCGAATGGCCCGAAGATCTCAAAGTGAGACAAACGCTGGAGGCTCGCCGATGAAACGAAAAACTAGTCACCTACCGACCCGGATCTACAGCTACGGCTGCCGCCTCCCAACCGAGGGGGCGCAGATCATCGAAGAGCAGCTCAAGCTCGCCCGCGTCTATCACAACAAGCTCTTGGAAATTGAGCTTGCGCGACGGGCGGCCGTGAGGACGGCGATGGCGTCCTGCCCTGACGTGGCGACGGCCGCAGCGGAGGTTGCGGAGATCGATCAAAAAATCGAGGCCGAACGCGTGGTGATCAAGGCAGCTCGGCAGGCGGCTCGATCCGGGGCGGTCGATGTGCGGGCGAACAAAGAGCGATTGAAAGAGCTCTTCGTGGAAGTCAAGGCCGCGCGGCAAGCCCTCAAAGCGGCAAAGACCGCCAGCCGTACCCCGCAGATGCTGGCGAAATTCAAGTCGGCCCAGGAGACGGCAAACCAAGCCGTGCGCGACGCGCGCGCGATCTGCGGCGTGTACTGGGGTACATACTTGCTGGTCGAGCAGGAGATCGAGGCAGCCCGCAAGAGCAAGACGGATCCCCAATTCCGCCGGTGGACCGGCACAGGACGCATCGGCGTCGAGTTGATGCACGGCCTGTCAGTTGCCGATCTCATGGCCGGGAAAGACACTCGGCTGCAGATCCACATGACCCCGGGCGCAAGCAAGCGGAGCCAGAGCATGGCCGTGGTCCGGATCCGCGTGGGATCCGCCGGTCGCGATCCAATCTGGGCCGCGCTCCCGTTCCGCCTGCACCGCCCCTTGCCAGCCGACGGCCGGGTGAAGTGGGCTTGGATTCATCGCACGTTCAAGGGCCGGTGGGTCAACTGGGATCTGCAGATCGTACTCGAGGCCGCCTCATTCGCGGTGCCTGAACGCCCAGCCCACGATGGCGGCGTGGTGGCGCTCGATCTGGGCTGGCGCGCGCGACAGTCTACTGCGGGCGATGGTTCGCAGACCATTCGGGTCGGCTACTGGTGCGACGACCGCGGCCAGCACGGCGAGCTTGTTATGCCGGCCGATCTCAAGGGCCGCCTGGAGCACGCCAACAGTCTGCGGGCAATCGAAGACCGCAACTTCGACGCCGCGAAAGCGCGATTGATAGAATGGCTCAAGGAGCACACAGCTCCGGAGGGCATAGATCTGGCGAATCTCGCGGCCTGGAAATCCGCGAAGCGGTTGGGTCGGACGGTGTCCGAATGGGAGAATCTGGGCGAGGTGCCCTGCGACTTGCTGGCCTGGTGGAAGCAGCATCGCCACCTCTACGATTGGGAAAGCTCGGAAAGGGCCCGCGCGCTGAACGCTCGGAAGAACCACTACCGGAACATCGCCGCGCAACTCACGACTACCTACGCCGTCTTGGTGCTCGAAGACTTCGACATGCGCGGCGTGGTCGAGCTGAACCAGCCCGAGCACAAGGAAGACGATGCGGTCAAGCCCGCCCGGCGCAACCGGGTGTTCGCGGCGCCGTCGGAGTTTCGCCTGGCGCTCAAGTCGGCCGCGCCGCTGCGCGGTTGTCGCATCGCCGAATTGGCCTGCGCGTTGACAACCCAGCCCTGCCACGTGTGCGGAGAGAGCGAGCGGTGGGACGCGGCGAAGTCTGTCTGGCACACGTGTCGCAACGGGCACCAGTGGGATCAGGATTACAACGCGGCTCGCAATCTACTCGGTGTCTACGCGAGCGGCGATGCGCTGAAGCGCGAACCCCCGTCGGACAGAGGGAAAAAGAGCGACGAAAAACCGAGCCTCGCGCACACGGAGGTGCAAGATAGCGAAACCACGGGCGAATCTCTGGTGCCCGTTGCAATGCCTGCTCAGGGGGCTGTGCCTTGAGACCATCAACGACGGGACCGTCGAAAAGATCGGCGAACGTTGCAATGCCTGCTCAGGGGGCTGTGCCTTGAGACCATCGGCGTGGCCAGGTTCGTCCGAGTGAGTGACGGTTGCAATGCCTGCTCAGGGGGCTGTGCCTTGAGACACGGGCGGGCAGAACAGCCCACGGGCGCGAGGAGTTGCAATGCCTGCTCAGGGGGCTGTGCCTTGAGACTTCTTGGGGGTGCCGGGGGGAGCATTCCCCTTCCCGGTTGCAATGCCTGCTCAGGGGGCTGTGCCTTGAGACACAAAGAGGGCCTGCTGACTGTTGTGAGCCTCGATGTTGCAATGCCTGCTCAGGGGGCTGTGCCTTGAGACAGCCACCGTTGCCGCCGCTCCCACCGCCGCCCGGTTGCAATGCCTGCTCAGGGGGCTTTGCCTTGAGACCCCGAATTGCTGGAGGCCGGCCCGGATCGGATCGTCCACCTGGAAATGCCTGCTCAGGGGGCAATGCCTTGAGACTGCCCGACCTTTGCCCGCCAGATCGCAAAGCCTGCGCAAGGGGCTGTGCCTTGAGACCAGAAGTCGAGTGCATCGAGGTGGGCAGTAGGTCGTTGCAATGCCTGCTCAGGGGGCTGTGCCTTGAGACACCACCAACTATTTCGTGGGGCCGGATCCCGCAGGGTTGCAATGCCTGCTCAGGGGGCTGTGCCTTGAGACGTCCATGTCCGATTGGTACCAAGACCGACCGACACGTTGCAATGCCTGCTCAGGGGGCTGTGCCTTGAGACACCTCCCCGCTCAGCTTGCTCGCTGTTTCGTCCAGTCTCTCAACGCCTGCTCAGGGGGCCACGCCTTGAGACACGATGTAGTGGGAATCGCCCAGCCGCACGGCCTCCGACCCGCAACGCCCGCTCAGGGGGCTATGCCTTGAGACCAGCGTGCGACTGCTGCCAGTCGGGCAGCTTCCTGCTCAGAAAGCCTGCTCAAGGGGCTACGCCTTGAGACGTGTACTCCGCGTCGTAGCCAAAGGAGATTGATCATGACCGACGACAAGCAACCCGAGTTGACTGAGGCCAAGCGCGAGCCGCGCAGCCACGATTTGAAGTGCTGGCCCCCTCAGTTCGACGCGCTCATGGATGGCACAAAGACACACGAGGTGCGCGTTGATGATCGCGGCTACCAAGTTGGGGATCTGTTGGTGCTTCACGAGTGGGATCCGAACGGAAAGGAGTATTCTGGCCGCGAGATTCGCCGGGTAGTTTCTCACGTCACATCGGGAGGATCCTTCGGATTGCCTCCGGGCTTGGTGGTTATGAGCGTGAAGCCCGACATCGAGCACGGCCCCCGCCTGTCTGATGCGGAGCTACTCGGAAGCGTCGATGCCGCCGTGTGGGCTCGTGAATTTTGCAAGACCTGGCGACAGGTCGTCCACCCCGATCAGCCCTGCCCGGACGAAGGCTGGATGATCGCCTGGTTTGCGAATGCGATGATGGCGATGCACGATCACGTCGAACCGAAGCACGAGCAGCAGGACTCTTCCGCGCCCACGTCAGGCGACGCGGAGATGGCGCGCAAGTGCCTTGATGCTGGCAGAGCAGCACGGCGTCTGACTCCAATCGAGGACAAGGTTTGGGATAGCCAAGTGAGCGGGTGGGCTACGGCCATGTTCATCGAGGCTCGCCGCCTCCTCGAGGTCGATGCGCTGCGGGCCGAGAACACGCGAATCTCCGACCATCTGGCGCGCCTCCTCGCCCGTATCGACGACTTCGAGCGACTCCACCAGGCGGACCAGGAGCGCATCGCCTACCTGGAGCATGAGCTGGCGATACTGCCGGCACCACGTCCACGAATTGTCTGTCTCTGCGGGTCCACGCGCTTCTATCAGCAGTTCAAGGAGGCGAACTACCGCGAGACGATGGCCGGGAAGATCGTGCTGTCGGTGGGGTTCTACCCGCACGCCCAGGTACAAGAACACGGACAGCATCTCGGCGTAACCGCCGAGCAGAAGGTCGCCCTCGACGAGCTCCACAAGCGCAAGATTGACTTGGCTGACGAAGTCTTGGTGCTCGACGTTGGTGGGTACATCGGGGAATCGACCAAGAGTGAGATTGAGCACGCCAAGAGAGCCGGGAAGCCAATTCGATACCTGAGCGCCCAAAGCGCGCCCTCGGGAGCGCTCCGGGCCGAACAAGCCATCGGCGTCGCGTTGTCGGTGGTCATGTGCAAGACCGAAATGGGAGAATGCCAGGAACTGGCCCCCGGTTTCCTTCGGCACTTGGCAGCCATGGGATGGACACTGGCGCCAGTGCAAGAACAAACCGCTGCTCAGGCGCTCGCGAAGGTGACGCTGGCAATCGGCTCTCAGCGGCTCGCCATCCAGGAAGACTTCATCAAGGCGTTTGTCGAAGAGACCGGGGCTAAGATTGCGGACTGCGTGCTGAAAGAGGAGATCAAGGACGGGAAAATCTCGTGGTGGCTGGAGCATCGGCCCACGCCGAAGGCCCAGCCTCCCGAGGTCTACGTCGGGTTGGATCTTGGCAACAAGGCCTTGGACAACGTCGCGATTGGCGTGTCCATCGGAGAGAGGCACCCATCTGCTCCCGCGGAACCGCTGACCGCGTCGGCGCCGAACGTTCGCCTACCCGGAGAAAAGGAATGAGCTAATGGGTTGGTCAGTCGGGTACGATGAGAACTGGAAGCGCGACATCGGGTATGGAGTCCCGGCCACCTGCGATTACCCGGAGTGCGGTGCAGAGATTGATCGCGGTCTCAGCTTCGTGTGCGGGAGCGAACCATACGGCGGGGAGCACGGCTGCGGTCTCTATTTCTGTGAAAAGCATCTCTCATATGGGAGCGACAGGAAGCCCGTCCAACTGTGCTGCCGTTGTGCCCAGGGCAGAGAACCATTCGTCCCTACGCCGGACACAGAGGAATGGAATCAGCACAAGGCAACGCATCCAAGCTGGGCCGCATGGCGAGCGGAACATCCAGAGTTTGCTGCCTCCCATTCTTCCGGGACGGTGGAGAAGCTGCGACCATGAAAGACCTGGAGATCCAGATCGCCAGGCTCATCCGCAGCGCCGTCAGGGGACAATGCCTGATGGCAATCAGCCGATTCCGCGCTGGAATTCTGAACGCGATACCTGGGCACGCGAGATCAACATCGCCGCCACGCGAGAGGCGCCTTGCTCCCGGACAGCCGGGCAAGCGAGGCCGAAAGGCTGAGCTCGTCGAATTTCGTGGCAAGACACAGACGCTGGACAAGTGGGCTGCGGACACCGGGATCGCAGTTGACACCATCCGCTGTCGTCTCAAGCGTGGGTGGACGATGGAACAGGCGCTGACGCGTCCTAGTCGCACCAAGCGGGCCGCTCGCGAATTGTCTGGCCCGGAAAATACACGCGTGCTAAAGTGAGGACTATGAACACGCAGAAAAGGTCGCCTGGTCGTGGCCGCCCTCGGGTCGCTGACCCGAAAGTCTCCTCGCATGTTCGCCTGTCGTCGTCGGAGCGTGAGCTGTGCAATGCCGCCGCTAATCTGCGGGGGATGCCGTTTTCCACCTGGTCCCGCGTGCGGCTCGTGGACGCCGCACGGGCGGAACTAGCGTCAACGCACTGAGATAATGCCACACATCATAATCATACGGGGCGGTGTTGATTTCTCTTGCCCCGTAAATCCCACATGCTAGAATGTATGTGTGATGATGACAACAGCGACAAAAGCCAAGCTCAGTAGGACCCAGGAAATGCAGGCCGCGGACGAGGCCACCGGGCTCTCCGAATCTGCCAGCCCGATGCTGGTCACCGCGGCCGAGGCCGCCTACCACGCTCGTCCGATCACGATTCCAGGCACTGAGCGCGCCACGCTGGCGGAGCGCCGCCGCGGACTGCGCCGCACCGTAACCCTCCCCGCGTTTGCCGCCTGAAAGGAGACGATCATGGCAACCAGGGTTTTCCCAATCGTCCACCTGAATGGGACATCCAAGCGGGAATTGATTGATCAGGCATGCGAGGCCGGCAGGGCCCTGCGGGCGGCTTACGATGCGTGCAGCAACGCCGCTCCGAACGCTCGGGACTACTACTTGCGGGAAGGAAGTTTCGGCCTGGCCCAGGCTGCGCACGTGGCGCGAATGAACGCACTGTCAGAGCAGATCGCTTTTTTCCAGGCACTGGCCATCCACTGTGACGGCGAGGAAGAGTGACCACCATGATGAGCGTACGCAACACAAATGAGGCCTTTGGGGAATCAGGGCCGTTCGAGACCGAGAGCATCAATGCGCTGGTCGAGGAATACCGGCGCGAGACGCTGCCCAGCTGGGCCGCCGATGCATGGATGACCGCAGACGACGACGACAGTAAACGACCTGCGCTGGCCGGCGAATCTCGTGAGCAGTACATCGAGCGCGTAGTGGATGAGCTGGCGGGGGAATTTGAGGACGGCTTGGAAATCGTCGAGTAGCTCCCGCGTCGCTGTCCGCACGCTGTGGTCAGTGTGCGGACACTGGCGAGGAGCCAGACCCCGACGAGATGTCTCGACGGGAACCGCGGGCCGGGCGGCCCGCAGAAAGAAGAGAGACCATGGCAACCGTGACGATCAAGTACAAGCTCTCCGAGACTGGGCGCAAGGCGCACTTGTTGGCCGGCGGCAACGGCAAGCAAGCGCAATCCGTCGAGGTCACGCTGACCCCGGAGCTACTCGCAATCGCAGACGTCGATACCGAGGGCCGGGCGAGCATCACAGTCGGCCAGTTCGCGGGAAGCTACACCGCGTCGAATGATCATGTCTATCGCGAGCCGATCCTGGAGTTTGATGCCATCGCCCCGAGCGACGCGGGACAATGGGTCCTCGACGTACACCGGGCGGCCGAGGAGTCCCGCCAGCAGGCGGTTCAGGCGGCGCGTGAATGGACCGAGGCGCAGAAGGCCGAGCGCGCCGCGAAGACGGCGGAATGGCGCGCCCTGGCCGCGCGATACATCGCGGGAGATCCGGAGGTGAGCTGCACGAACAGTTACTACGGAACTCTGTGCGGCATTGGACCTGCCCTCAGTGCCACCGACACGGACGCCACGGAGAGCGAGCGCCGGCCGGTAGACGTGGAATGCGAGCGACGCGAGGCCGCAGCCAAAGCTGCGAAAAACGCGGAATTCGCCCGAGGCCAGGCCGAAACCGCCGCGAAAGCGGCGAGCGTCTTGGCGGCGCGGAGAGCGCTCCTCGTCACAGTCGGCGCACCCGCGCATGCGCTGGAGCGTCTCGATGCTGGCGTGTTGCCGGAGGCCGAGCTGCTCTCGACGGTCCGCGATTACGTCCTGCCGGAGACCCTCACTGGCGTCCAGGTCTATCAGCCGCACGACCGCGATGACATCGACCACGCCTCGGGCTGCAATTACGGGGGGGACTGTAACATCATGTGGTCCGTGCATCCCGGGGACGGCGATCCGCTCACGGCCGAGGAGTGGGGGAATCTCAAGGCGGTGCGCGCGGCGGCCGAACTAATTCCCGGCGCCAAAGTCGACGTACGCGAGCACCGCGCCACGCTCGCCTGCGATTGCCCGAACCAGAACTGGTACACGGCGCGAGTCCAGGTCACCTACCCAGACGCCGACCTGACCGTGCAGCGGCAATACGCGCTGTAGTCCGCAGCGGTCCGCCTGTCTCGGCGGAGGCGGGTGGGACGAAGCGAACTACCGAGCCGGCCGGACGCCGGCAGCCCCAAAGAAGGAGCAAGGTCATGAAGATGAGCAGCGGATTTAAGACGATCGCGGAAGCATGCAAGGGTCACGAGTACGGCCACGTGCCGGGTCACCACTACCATGACGTCGAGGTCGGCGTGGGCCACAAGGGTGCACAGTACCGCGCGGTCGTGCTGGAGACCTGGGGAAGCGCGCAGGGATACGACGAGGAGCACGGCAGGCGCAAGGTCGTGGCTCGTGGGACCGACCCGCGCGATGTATTGCGAGAGTGCGCCACACGCGCACGCGCAGCGGGCATCGGAGGCGACGACCCGAAGCACGCCAGCTATCTGGTGCAAGCGCTGAGCGAGTGTGAGGACGCGTTGGAGGATGCGCTCGAAACTCAGCAGGCCACGTCCGCGTAGCACACCCCATCCCGGCGGCGCTGATTGACTCGGCCACCGGGAACCACGAGGAGACGAGGATGCGAGACACCGACCACGAGACAGTGAGGCGCGAGACCGCGCATCTGCGCCGCGTCCTGGACCAGCTCCAGGAGCAGCTCGAGGAGGCGCAGGAGGCCCTGAGCAAAATCGAGCAAGCAGCCGGGCTCGTGGACATGAACACCGGCGCGCGTTTCGACGGAGAGGAGTAGGACGTGGGCGAAGCCGCAGGGCTCTACGCGCTGGTGGCGCCCGATGGGGTAATGGTCAAGGTCACCAGAGATCCGAACGAGTTTCGCGGCGCGGTCACCGAAGACATCTTGTTCCGGATGCTCTTCGCCAAGCTCAACGAGATGTACCAGTCCGGGAAAGAGCCCCACGAAGCATTCCTGGCCATCGAGAAGGAAGCGGCCGAGCTGCGGAGCAAGTACCAGCTGCAGAAACTCCGGTGATAGTCAAGCGGCAGCGAACAAGTGGCCATCTGTTCGCTGCTCGAAATGCCTGCTCAGGGGGCTATGCCTTGAGATTGGCTATCTGGACGCTGCCAAAGACGGGGGCATGCTCTCGCAAAGCCCGCTCAGAGGGCCATGTCCTGAGACATTACTTCGGTGGTCTTGTCGAGGGGGCGTAGCTCATCGCTTGCCTCGCGACCAATTAGAGCACTTTTCGCGCAAGTGCCTGAAAACACTTAGATGTGCTTGGGTTGACCGCGATCGCGGCGCCTGGGTACAATTAGAGCAGTTTTCATGTTGCAAACGCGCATTCTGCGGGGGCTCGTCGGCATCACCCAGAGAGAGCTGGAGGAAGAATCCGGGATCCGGCACGCCTCGATGGTTCTGTACGAGCGGGGCCACGCATTCCCCTCGCGGCGTCAGTGCAAGCGCATCGACGACGCCATGATCCGGATTCTCGAGCGGCGCTATCTGACCGCCGTGGCGGAGCAGCACAAGGAGCGTGCTGACCCCGGGCCGGAGCTGCCGGAAGGCGACGCGGACGAGCTGGCGGCGGACTAGTCCATGGCCGCGAAGGTGATCACGCCCGTGCAGCGGCGGAAGCGGCGCCCGCCGGATCCGCCTGGGCCCTCCGCGCAGAACACCAGGAAGGACGCGCAGGTGGAAGAGAATCTGCGCGCCATGGGCGGCGATCCGACACTGAGCCCGCCCGGGAGCATGAAGCCGGAGCAGCGCGAGCTGGAGGAGATCGAGCAGTACATCGCGGGCGACGGGACGCTCTCGCGCCAGCCGCAGGTCCGCCGCCTGCTGCGCGAGGTTTCCATGGAGCAGGCGTGCAACCTGGACGGTACGCCGCTCATGATCGGGCCGGAGGGAAAGCAGCGTCAGATCCCGGGAACCTGGTGGAAGGTCTTGTGGCGGGCGGGCTTCCTGAAGGCCATCCAGGGAGACCAAGAGTGGGCCGAGCGCATCTGGCTGACGCTGTTCGGCAAGCCTCGCGAAGCGATGGAGTTGAGCGGGGCGGGCGGCGGCCCTATTCAGATTTCCGAAGCACCGACGGACCCCGCCGAACTGACCAAGATGATCACGGGCAGCCTGCGCGTGCTGTCGGAATACGCGGTAGGGGATAAGCAGGACCTGCCTGAGCCCTTGGAGGTACGGTCCATTCGCGCGCCCGAGGCACCGCCGGTCCTGGAGGCCCAGATAGTGCCGGTAGGCGCGCCGGGCGGCGTCCCGGGCGGGATACCGGGGGGAATCCCCCCCAGCATGCCGGGCGGCGTACCGGGCGGCCGCTCGCAGATTCCGGTGCCGCCCTTCGTGGGGAGCGTGAAAATTCGTTGATGGACTGGCAGCCGAAGGAGGCAGTATCCACGTCGATGAGTAGCCGATGAGCACCCTGAAGTCCGAGCGCATCACATCCCTGGTTCCCGATCCGGCGAACCCGCGACGCATGACTGACGAAGCGACGGCGGGCCTGGCGCGCAGCATGGAGCGCTTCGGGGCTCTGGACATCGTCTTCAACCGCCGGACGAAACAGCTGGTGTCCGGGCATCAGCGCGTGGCGGCGCTCAAGGCCGCGGGCGCGAAGAGCATCCAGCGGAGCGGCGACTGGGGCTTCATCCTGCACCCGAAGACCAAGGAGCGCTTCCCGGTGCGCTACGTCGACTGGACGCCCGAGGAGCAGCGCATCGCGAACATCACCGCCAACAACATGAACATCATGGGCGCGTTCCAGCCGCTGGTGCTGGAGCAGCTCGACGCGCTCAAGCTGGACGCGGACTTCGGAACGCTGCAGCTCGATGCGCTTCAGGTGCAGCAGTGGGAGAGTCAGCCCGAGCCCGACAGGAAGGATGGCAACTGTGACCCCGACGAGGTGCCCGAGCCCCCCGCCGAGCCGGTCTCGAAGCGCGGCGACCTGTGGATTCTGGGCGAGCATCGGCTGCTATGCGGCGACTCCACGCAGGCTGAGGATGTGGCGCGCCTTCTCGGCACCGAAAAGCCTCACTTGATGGTCACTGACCCCCCCTATGGAGTGAAATACGATGCCGAGTGGAGAGACGAGGCCGCGAAACATTGCGCATCGATGGGCAACAGGAAAGATAGCGCGCTTGGGCGAGTCGCGAATGACGAGCGAGCAGACTGGCGCGAGGCCTGGGCACTCTTCCCCGGAGATGTTGGCTATGTGTGGCATGCAGACCTGCATGCCACGGAGGTGCTCGGATCCTTAGTGGCCGCTGGATTCAAGGCGCGCTCTCAGATCATTTGGGCCAAGAGCCACTTGGTCATCGGGAGAGGCGATTATCATTACCAGCACGAGCCTTGTTGGTACGTTGTGCGATCCGGCAAGACCGGGCACTACAACGGCGACCGGACGCAAACGACGCTTTGGCAGATAGCCAAGCCGCAGAAGTCAGAGACCGGCCACAGCACGCAGAAGCCAGTGGAATGCATGTCACGGCTCGTCGCGAACAATTCCAAGCGCGGTGAGTCCGTTTATGATCCATTCTGCGGCAGCGGCACCACGATCATCGCCGCCGAGATGCACGGCCGACGCTGCTTCGCCATGGAACTGGAGCCCCGCTATGTGGACGTAGCCGTAGCCCGATGGGAGAAGTTCACGGGCAAGGCCTCGGTGCTGGCGAGCACGGGTCAGCGGCTATCGGAGCTGAAAGCCGGCGGGCGACGCCGGGCCAAGGGCAATAGCCGGCACGAAGACGAGCGGGATGCAGCCATCGCCCGCGAACGGCTGGTGGAGATATCCGAGCACCCTGAGCGCGTAGTCAGCGGGACGGAAGTTGAATCCATCCTGGAAGCCAAGGCGCGGTAGCGGTGGAAATCCAGTCGGTCGAGCTCGGTCAGAAGTTCGCGGCTCGCCCTCCACCCCTGGACTTTCTGCGCGCGGAAGCGAGCAAATACCGGCGCGAGCTCATCAAGCTGGCCCGCATCGACATGCCGACGTTTTTCTCGTTCGTCATGCGGGACGAGACCACGGGCGGCATGATGGAGGTGAGCGCGACGCAGAGGCTCTGGCATCGGCTGGCCGACAAGTACGACCGGCTTGTGATGTGGTCACACATGGAGGCTGGCAAAACCCTCCAGATGTCCGTGGCGCGCACGCTCTGGGAGCTGGGCCGCAACCCGGGTCTCCGCTTCGCGATTGTGAGCGCGACGGCCACGCAGGCCGCGAAGATCGCAGGCCTCATCGGGAACTACGTCGTCAACTCGCCCGAGCTGCGGGAGGTCTTTCCCGACCTGGTTCCCGATCCCAATGGCCCGTGGAACACGCAGCAGCTCACGGTCAAGCGGCCCGGAGTCATGGCCAAGGATCCGAGCGTCCAGGTGGTAGGGATCGGCTCCAATATCCAGGGCTCGCGTCTCAACCGGGTGATCCTCGACGACGTGCTCACCTGGGACAACACGCACAGCCAGCACATGCGCGACGGGTGCTGGGACTGGTACCACAAGACGATACCAGGCCGCGTCTCGCCCGTGGATGGGCGGATCCTCGGGATCGGGAACGTCTGGCACAACCAAGACTTGCTGCATCGGCTGGCAGACAACCCGCTCTGGCACGGCTTCAAGTTTCCCATCCAGAACCCGGACGGCAGCTCGACCTGCCCGCAGCGCTGGTCGCTTGAGCGCATCGCGAAACGCCGGCTGGAGCTCGGCCCCATCGAGTCGCAAATCCAGCTCGACTGCGTCTGCGTGGACGACTCGGCGTCTCGATTCCGGCGCGATTGGATCGATAAGTGCTTGGGGCGCGGCAATGGCAAAGTGCCGCCGTATGCCATTCGCGAAGTGCCGTATGGCTGCAGCGTCTATTGCGGGGTGGACCTGGCGGTCGGACTCGACGCCAAGAACGACCTAACCGTGCTCTTCGTTTTGCTCATCCACCCGAATGGAGATCGTGAAGTCCTGTGGGTGGAGAGCGGGCGTTGGAAGGTCACGGACATCATGGCCAAGGTGGTGGAGTTCTCCCGCCGCTTCCACCCCATCTTCGTGGTCGAAACGGTCGCCGCGCAAGATTGGCTCCGCCAGATCCTACAAGAGACGACGGCGATCCCCATCGTCCCGTACAACACGACAGCCGCCAAGAAGTGGGACGCGACGTTCGGCCTTGAGACGATGGGAGCGGAGATGGCGGCGGCGAAGTGGATCATCCCCAACCAGGGCGGCCAGTGCAGTCCCGACATCCAGGCCTGGATCGGCGAGATGCTGGTCTACAACTCCCGTGACCATACCGGCGACAGGTTGATGGCCGCCTTTTTCGCCAAAGAGGGCGAGCGTCTCTCCCAAGGCGACAGGCCTCCCGAGGTCGGCGAAGTACGGCTGAAGTTGGGAAACTGGTAAGATACGAAGCAATGGCAAGCGCACTTTCCCGAGATCCGGTCTATGGCGCGGCCCGCACGGTCGATGCCGTCAACGACAAGATGCTGGTGCAGGCCAAGCTCAAGCGGCTGGGCATGTCGCCGCGACAGATGGAGCTGAACCGGATGTATTCCTACTTCCGCACCCAGCAGCACGAGAGCTGCGCGATCGACTGGGACGGCTCCGAGCACTCCGACCCGGTCACCCGAGAGGCCATTGTGACCCAGCGAACGATGCCGCCGGGCTACAAGGACCTGGGCAGCATCTCGGATCTGCCGCTGCGCTACCGCCGCCCTTCCGTGCCCTGCCACCTGTGCAAGGTCATCGTCTCCCGCTTCACCGGGCTACTCTTCAGCGAGGAGACGCACCCGACGTGGAAGGTGCTCGGAGATCCCGACACCGAGGCTTGGATTGCCGCCGTGACCAAGCACTATGGCCTGTGGTCCAAGCTGGCGCTCGTGCGCGACATGGGCGGGGCGATGGGCACGCCCGTCATGGGCTTCAAGATCATCGATGGCCGCGTGATTTTCGAGGAGTTCGACGCGCGCTGGTGTTTCCCCAAGTTCGAGGTCAGAAACCCGAAAGAGCTTGAGGAGCTCGAAGTCAAGTACATCTACCCGAAGGACGTGCAAGACGAAGAGACCGGCGACTGGCGCGAGGAGAACTACTGGTACCGGCGGCTCATCACCAAAAGCGCCGACGTCCTGTGGAAGCCGATCGCCGTGGGCGATGGGGATGAGCCCAACTGGCAGGATCCGCAGAACGTGGCGGACGGGCGCGAGCACAACCTGGGGTTTGTCCCGATTGAATGGGGCCAGAACATCGAGGTCAGCGGCGATGTGGACGGCGATCCCGATTGCATGGGCGCGTACGACTACTTCGATCGCATCGGCGAGCTGGACTCTCAGGGCCACAAGGGAGCCCTGCGGAACGCCGACCCCACCCCGGTGGTGGAGAGCGACGGGAATCTCACCAACGTGAAGCTCGGCTCGGAAATGGCGCTCAAGCTCGAGAAGGGCGCCAGCGCCCACTACCTGGAGATCGCCGGCGGCTCGGTGAAAGCTGCGGCCGATCAGGCCGATCGGCTGCGCAGCAAGGCGCTGGAGGTGTGCGAGTGCGTGCTGCCCGACCAGGAAGCCACGGACGGAGCGCCCCAGACCGCCACCGAGATCCACAAGCGCACCGCCGCCATGTACGCCAGGGCCGCCCGCTTGCGCGAGCAGTACGGAAACCGGCTGGTGGTGCCGCTTATGCAGAAGCTCGTGCGCGTCGCCCGAAAGGTCACCTCGGCCAGTAAGGGCCCGGATGGGAGCATCGTTCGCGGCGGCATCAGCCTGCCTCCCGCCATAGAGGGCAAGCAAGCAAAAGAGATCCGGCTCGGGAACGTGCAGAGCGCCCAGCTCGAGCTGGTGTGGCCGCCCTTCTCGGTGCCGACCGCGGACGAAGGCAATACGGTCGTGACCGCCACGGCAGCCGCGGTCAACGCCCGCGTCGTGTCGCGCGAAACCGCCGTGCGACATGTGGCGCCCGTGTTCAACATCGAGGACATCGACGCGGAGCTGGAGAAGATCAAGAAGGACGGGCCACCCCCCGGCCAGGACCTGGCCGCGGCCGGACTGGGGAATCTGCAGCAAGGGGCGGAATAGTGCAAGCAGGACAGTGTTTGCGTGTATCGCTTCCGCTGGACGGAGGAGGCGAAGCGCCAGCGATCGTGCGGGTAGTGAGCTGGGATGCCAGAAAGCAGGTTTTCTGTTGCGAAGTTAACTCGTGTCCACCGTGGGGCTACACGTGGCTATGGGGCCCCAGTGTGCGCTTGAGACGCGAAACGGTTGAGAGAGCATTTCCTGTGGGGGCCGAGTAACGAGCCGTGTACATCGGCCTGGACTTCGACGGCACCATCGTGACCCAGGAGCGTCCCTACGAGGACGTCACGAGCCCCCTGGAGTTTGTCGAAGGTGCCCGAGAAGGCCTGCTGGCACTGAAGGCGGCGGGACACGTTCTGATGCTGTGGTCAGCCCGGGCTTCCCGCGCGCTGCTGCTGGACCCGTCGCTCGACCCGCTGGTCCGCTGCGGGGCCAAGGAGGTCAACCGCGCGGCCTGGGAGCAGTCCCGGCACGTCCACCGAGCTCGCTACGATCAGATGATCGACTTCGTGGAACGCGAGCTGCCCGGGGTGTTCGCCTGCATCGACGACGGCTTGGGCGGCAAACCGCTGGTCGATCTCTTCATCGAAGACAAGGCCTTTGTCATGCGCGGCCCGGGGACTTGGGCGCGGCTCGTGCGCACCTACGGCGAGCCCCCGGAGGGCGAGCCATTCGTGCCGCTGGCGCTGCTCGACCGCCCGGTGGCCTCACTCAACCTGGTGCCGACCGGCCCGCTCAAGGACATCATCGCGTCGGTCGTGGCCGAGCTGAAAGCCGCCGGCATCACCCACTTCGAGCCCCACTTCGCCCTGGGCGACGCCGGGTTCTGGTGCGCGGACCGGGCCATCACGGTGAACATTCCCTGGTACCTGGCCACCCCGGAGCTCAAGCAGCTCGCCGAGCCCCGCTATCCGACATACTGGAGCGACGTCCTGCGCGGTGTGCGCCACGAGGTCGGCCACGCGGTCAACTACGCCTTCGAGCTCTGGAAGCGCGACGACTGGAAGAAGACGTTCGGCGACTTCAAGCAGCCCTACCCCGAGTCGCGGCCCTGGCCCTACGTGGCCGACAGCCCGGACTTCGTGCAGTACGTCAAGGACAGCGGCCCGGGATATGCGCAGAGACACCCGGACGAGGACTTCGCCGAGACGTTCGCCGTTTGGCTCGACCCCGGCAGCCACTGGCCCGAGCGCTACACCGCGGGCGCGCTGAAGAAGCTCAACTACGTGGCCTTTCTCGGCCACCGAGTGCTGGGCGGCTGGCCCACGAACCTCAAGCTCGGGGTGCCGCGCGAGTGGCGCGCAGCGTACCCGGGCCAGACTGTTGCGCAGGCGCTCGCAGTCCCGGAGCCGCCGATCGAAGGGGCGGTAACGCCCACCGAAATGCACGAATAGGACATCACGTGAACCAACCGAACTGTCTCCATGCCAAGGCACTCGCAGAGCAGCTCCTAGGGCACGAAGTCGAATCCGCCTGCTTCGAGAACGGCCTCCTCCGGGTGGTACGGAAAGCCATCATGCCGCGGCAGATCATTATCAACTGCACCATCGGCCCAGGCCCGGAGCTGAACGCTGAGCGGGCACGCTTCCTGTCGGTGCTGAAATGAACGAACCCAACTGCCCCGAAGGGCAAGCGGAGCCGAAGCCGGGCGAAGCCCCCGCGCCGCCCGCCCCCAAGGAAGTCGAAGATCTCCCCGGGCCGCGAGCGATCAGTCTCGCTGGCGCCAAGGAGCTGGTCCGCATGAACCGACGTCAGCGTCTGGTCTTCCACTCCGAGCGCAGGCGGGGCGCTTCGGAAGAGGAGGCCATGCAGGCCGCCCGTCGGGCCCTGCCTTGGAGGTGAACCAATGGGCAAAGACGCGCGCATCCGCAACGAGCGAGGCTACCTGAACAAGTCCTTCCACGGCCGGGCCACCGCCCAAGAGGTCTGGCGCCAGACTCTCATGAAGAACCACCGCTGCAAGTGCGGGGCGCTCCCCGTGGCCTCGGCCGCGCTGTTCTGTCCGGCGGCCGACTTCGAGCGGGAGTTCCCCGCGCTCGCCGTCAAGTACGCCACCGAGAACGCGGGCAGCATTCCCATCGTAAAATTCAAGAGCTCGGGCAGCGTGCGGGCCTTCGTCGCCCTGCCGGTCAAGTACGCCTGCCAGCAGTGCTTGCCCGAGCTGGAGCGGCTCATGGCGCATAAGCCGTCCTGGATGCTGTGCGAATTCCACCGCGGGCCCGCGGCCGACCGGCCGATGGAACAGGTGCCCCGATCATGTTGAACGCGCTTCTCCTGCTGCTGTTCTCCCTGGTCTGGGTGGTGCTGCTGGTGGCTTGGCGTGCGCTTGCGCGGGCGCGTGCGCGCGAAGCGTGGCTGTGCCGGGAGTACGCCAAGGTCCTGACGTTCGCCTTTGGGCGGTACTGCCAGCAGCGGGAGCTCGAAGCTCTAGTGATGGGCAAGACACCGCCGCCCACGAGACAAGAACTGCCGCAGTAACCGCCCAATCCAACGCCTGGAACAAGGAGAGCCCCACGTGGGAAAAGCCAGCCTCGACTACATGAACGCCAAGAAGAAGGACTTCACACCCCGCGAGCCCGAGAAGAAGCTCTCGGCGCAGGAGCGCTTGGCACTGCGGAAGCTCCGCCGGGAAGCCAAGGCGGCTGGCGCCACATTGGAAAGCAACGGGGAGGGCGGGCTCGCGCCCTCCCTGGTTCTGGGCGTGATGAGACGGGACCGTTTCCGCTGCACAAACGAGCACTGCCCCGATCCCAAGAAAGCTCTTACAGTGGACCACATCAGTGGACACCCCAAGGAGATCGCGGCCAGTGGAGAGGCGCGCCGGCGCAAAGATCTGAAGCGCGGGGTCGCGCTCGGGCACATCAACACGCCGGCGGCCATCCACACGTTGTGTGCCCACTGCCACGATGAAGTGCACACCCGAGAGCGGGAAATCGATTCTGGCAAGAAGCCCGAGCCGATGCCCGGAGAGAAAGGCGGGAGCAAAAAGCTATGCGGCACCTCGACTCCCTAGCCGCCCGCACGCCGATCATCCCCACGGTGAGCAAGCGCAAGCTGCTCGAGGAACGCATCGTCGTGTTCCGCAAGATGCTGGCGGAACGCTTGCGAAAGGCTCGCCAGAACTGCGAGAAAGCCTACGTCACCGATCTGAGCGCCGCTATCCGGCGGTGCAAGAAGGAAATCGCCGGCCTGGAACCACGGGAGTAAGGCCATGCCGTACAAGCTCAAGAAAACCAAGAGCGGCAAGTACCAGGTGGTGCGCGCCGACACTGGCCGAGTGGTCAGCAAGGCCAAGACAAAAGCCGAGGCCGCTGCCCACCTGCGGGCGCTCTACGCCAATGTGAAGCACTGAGGGAAAAGGAGGTTCCAAATGTCCATTTTATCCGTTCTCGTCTTCATCATCGTTGTCGGTGTCTTGCTCTGGGCGGTCAACGCCTACGTCCCGATGGCCCCGCCGATCAAGAAGCTGCTCAACATCGTCGTGGTGCTCTGCCTCGTGCTGTGGTTGCTGTGGGCGTTCGGCGTGCTCGACTATCTGGAGCTGCCACGCGGTCACCATCTGCGCCGTTGACCCCGGGGCGTCCCATGGGTAGTGTCGAAAGACTGGCGCGATTAGCCAAGCCGCAAGACCCAAGGTGCGCCAGTTGCCATCCCTGGTCTCCTTCGGGGGAGCGAACAGCAAGGCATGAACCGGGGTCTTAGTCAATGTCATCCCCGTCACCAGAAGCGCGTGCGCGTCTCAAGCGAGAGCTGATGGCGGAATGGGAGCAGGTCCCGAACCGCACGCAGCTCAGCGCGGCCCAGTTTGCCACTTGGGGCGTGCGCCGCCTGGTCGAAATCGTCGCCGATCTCCAGGAGCAGGTGAACCGGCTGGAGGCCGTCGCGCACTTGCACGGGGAACCGAAAGACGCTGGCTTCGGGTTGGACGGTTGAGATGCCGCCATTCCAGCTCATCAAGAAGCTCTTCGTGCGGCAAGCACACGGACCGTCGCTCACCCGATTCGCGCTCATCTACGGCCTTGAGCGCCGGTGGTACGAGCGGATCCCTTGGTTGGGCGATCGCTGGCTGCGACGCCGGACGCGCTGGGCAATGCGAAACGAGCAGGGGTAAGCAGTCGTGGCGGACAAGAAGATCTACGACGAAGTCATCGGGCAGCACCGGCGCACCCTCGACCGACTCATCGAGCGCGGCGCCGTGGAGCGCGTGCGCCGCGTGTACCAGCGCGCGACCGCGGAAGTCTTGAAGAAGCTGGCCAACATCGGGCCGCTCAAGAAGAGCCTTACCGAAATGCAGCTCCGGCAGATCCTGGCGCAGCTCATCTCCGGCCAGATCCACATCGCGGGGGAGATGGCCGCCACCCTGTCGAACGCCAGCCGGGAAGCTCAAATCGACTCGCTCCACAGCCTGCTGCGCGGCTACAAGAAGCTCGAACGCCACTTCACCGGGAAAGCCCCCAGCTTACCCATCGAGGAAGCCGCCCGCTTTGCCGGCCTTATCGACAAGCGGCGAGGCTCGCTCTTGGAGCAGCACGAGAGCTCGATGCGGCGCTACGGCCGCATGGTGGTCGCAGAGATCAATATTGAGCTGAAGATTTCTTTGGCCGCCGGCGAGACCTTGGACGAGGCTCGCGACCGCGTCGACAAAGTCATCGACGGCGAGACCTGGCAAGCAGAGCGCATTGCTAGGACCGAAACATCGTGGGCGGCAAATATCACGCACGTCGACGGCATCAAGGAGATCGCGCAGGAAGTCCCCGACCTCTATCAGCAGTGGATCGAAAACTGCGACGCCTCCGGGCAGCCCAATGATCATCGCGTGGGCGTGGATTCTCTCGCGATGCACTTGCAGTTGGCGAAGCCCGGCGGGATGTTCACGATGCCGGCGCACGCGCCGGTCCCGGACGCCGAGGGCAAGACCGAGGTGTCCAAGTCGCTGGTGGGCGAGTCCTGGGCGGCCCCCCCTTGCCGGCCGAACGGCCGCGAGACCGTGGCGCCTTGGCGCAGGGCCTGGGGCATGCCGGGCTGGGAATACCGGGATGGGCAACGGCATTGGCTGGTGAGGCGCTCTTGACCAAACGCGAAACCTTCGAACGCAGCCTGGCGGAATGCTACGAGGTCGTCGTGACACTCATCCCGACACCCCACATCGAGTTACCGGCGGGAGCTTGGCGCCAAGGCCCCACGCCCGACTGTCTCTCGACGCTCTTTTCGGTCTTGATCTACGGACTGGACTTGCCCCAGCCTCTCTCAGATCTCGATGTCACCGACGAAGGTATCCGGGCCACCCTGTCATTCCGGGGCAAGCGCTCGCCGACGTTCGTTCCCTGGGCGTCCGTCATCGGGATCATCGGCAAGGGACAGCGCCCGAAGCAAGGGGCGCAGCTCAGGAGCGTCTGATGCCTCACGATTGCAACGCCTGCTCAAGGGGCCATGCCTTGAGACCTGACGATCGAGCGAGATCACCCCTTCAGGGTAGTCCGTCACAATGCCTGCTCAGGGGGCCGTGCCCTGAGACGACGACTCGTACGACTGTGCGAGGATCGGTCTGCGCCGGTCGCAACGCCTGCTCAGGGGGCCCTGCCTTGAGACAAGAAGTATCGAGCCTAAAAGCCTGCTCAGGGGGCCGTGCCTTGAGACGTCTTGTACGATTTTCGCCGCGGCCAGCAGTTCGGCCCTGGAAACGCCCGCTCAAGGGGCCATGCCTTGAGACAACGAAGCCGACAACTTCGTCGACTGCACCTAGGAGGAGCTCACAACGCCTGCTCAGGGGGCCGTGCCCTGAGACCTTCGGAGTACGTCCTCGGGCACCGGCTGACGCCGGTCGCAAAGCCTGCTCAGGAGGCCCTGCCTTGAGATGGGTCCACGGCTGCGCCGACCGCCACCTCGCGCACCAACCTCGAAACGCCTGCTCAGGGGGCCGTGCCCTGAGACCTACGCACACGCCCGCTCAGGGGGCCATGCCTTGAGACCCTCCGCCGACTCTCCTCGCAAAGCCTGCTCAAGGGGCCCTGCCTTGAGACCATTCGACTGCGGGAACCTGTCGACGGTGGCCAGGGCTCACAACGCCCGCTCAGGGGGCCATGTCCTGAGACGCTACCCGAGGCGCTTGTACCGCGAGCGCAATTGCGGAAAAAAGAGCGCAATTGCGCTCACAAAGCCTGCTCAAGGGGCCATGCCTTGAGACAGAGGCGCATGCGCAGCCGCGTTGCCTCTGGGGCCGCCTCGCAACGCCTGCTCAGGGGGCTGTGCCTTGAGACGGTTTGATCCCCAGCCCTCTTCTTGGGTCCGAGGTTGCAACGCCCGCTCAGGGGGCCATGCCCTGAGACGCCGCAGTCGTGGCTGCGCGGATGCAGTCCGCAGCCTCCCAACGCCCGCTCAAGAGGCTGTGTCTTGAGACCGCCGGACGCCGTTTTGCCATAAACTTCGCTGATGTCTCACGGTGACCGCGGCAAATCGAAAGGCTACTGTCCGAAGCACGCGGGGAGCTCGGGTGGGATCCACCCGGACGCGCCGCCGTTCTTCTACGAGGGCTGCCCCATGTGCCTGGAAAAGCTGGCGGCCGGCAAGACCACACGCGACGCTGGGCCGTACCGTGGCCCGCACAAGATGGCCCGGGCGCCCCAGATCTACGACAAGGGCTTTGACCGCAAGAAGATCGAGCGCTGCCGGCGGGAAGCCGCCGAGCGGGCGAAGTTCTTGCGGCAGTAGCGCGAAAAACTAGGCGGAGGGCCTGTTTTGCGGGCCGGGCGCGATCCGTGCCGGCAGGTGACCTGGCAGGTGACCTGGCAGGTGACCTGGTCAAGCCCCATCGGTCCGTGCTTTCGGCCCTGAAACCGCGGACCGATAGTGCCGAGCACGGTCGTTGCCGTTGTCAAGGCACGCAAATCCCCTTCAGGCTCGATTTGTGTGCCCGGCCGCGCGCCGACAGATGGGGGGGGGCATTCGTCGGAGCCAGATCGCAAGACACGTATTTCGGACAAACCGCGGTTGCCGGTCCGTGGCGCGCCGAGTCCGTTCGCGGAGCGATAACGCCCGGAGAAATAGCTCCACGAACGCGCGTCCGTTTGCGGTTGACGCGAAAAACCCCGAGGTTATCCTTAATGCATGGTGCCCAATGGCTACGGCGCAACATATCAAGCGAGGGGTGACGAGCACGCCTGAAGCGGTGTTCGCCGAATTGGTGCGCGCCAAGGAAGAGCGAGCGCGGCGGATCGAGGCCATCATCCAGGCCAGGGAGCGGGCCTTCGAGGACGAGTGGGCCCCTGCGCGCGCGGTCGACAGCTGGGCGGCGTGGCCGAAAGAGAGAGAGCGGCTCGTAGTCGTCTAGGGCGTTTTGCCCGCGCTGTCTCGCGAGGCGATCTGCTGGTCGAGCAGCGCTCGGGTGCCCCGATGAATCGGTAGCCCCCCGGCTGCTCGCTCAAGCGCGGGCCGACTGAGTCCGAGCAGCTCCGCTGCCAAGCAAGTCCCTTTGGCCGCAATCAGCGCCTTGAGACGTTTCTGGTGGTCGTCCGACAGCACGACAGTTGATTCATGCCTCATGAGTCTTGCTTCAATTGAGCATCAATCTGCGCTCTAGGTCAACAAGCGACTATTGGGCGGCATCGTCGTTGTGGAAACTGGAAAGCACACGACTGAAGCCAGACGACCATGCCCAGCAAGACCGATCCCAAGAAACTGAAGGCATTGCTCAACAGTTCGGCGGACGACCCGGACGACGAAGACGAGGGAGGCGGCGCGGGGGCCACCCCCGACGCCGAAACTGAGGAAGGCGACACCACCGAGCTCGACGAAGGCGAGGAAGCCGACGAAGAGATCACCGTCGAGTCGCTGACCAAAGAGCTCGCGCCGGCGCTTGCGACCATCAACGAGATCATTGACGAGTTCCGCACGGGCAGCGACGCCCAGCCGAACGCCGGCGTGGAGCAGCTCGAAGAGGAGCTCGACGCCAAGGTCGTGCACGACTTCTCCGCGTGGACCGTCGAAGCGGGCAAGAAGGATTTCCGCAAGCTCGCGCAAGAGCTTGGGGTCGAGGACGAGGACGGCTTCGTGGGCCTGTGCCGCGCCATTCGCAAGAACCAGGAAGACGGCGAGCACACCGAAGGCAGCGACAAGGGCGACGAAGGTGGCGGGGAAGAGGAAGCCGGCGAGGAGGAGGACGAGGAGGAAAGCGAGGAGAGTGGCAGTGCCGAGTAACCTCAAGCGCCGCGCTGGCACGGCCGAGCCGGCTCTGGGGACCGTCAACACCGATCTCACCAAGTCGACCCCGCGGCGAGATCCGCGCTTCTACCCGGAGCCCGAGGAGCCGACCGAGCCCGCCGCCGAGGGCGGTCTCAAGGTTGCCGGCGGCAAGATCGCCGTGAGCAAGCAGGTGCTCCCGCCGCACCCGGCGGGCTGGCCCCGCCACGACACGCCTTTTTCGAAGATCCCCAAGGAGTAGCCCATGCACGACTCACCCGGCAGCCTCCGCAGTTCGCGCAAGCGCGCGCTCGAGCTCAACGGGGCCGACAAGTTCAAGCCCGACGTTTCGTTCACGGCACCCGATGGCCTGCCCGCAGGCCCGGGCGCCGAAGAGGCGATGACCAGGAAGACGGCCGCAAGGCCCGAGATGTTCGATGGCACGGCCACGAAGCCCGCCGCCGAGGGCCGGTTGCCGTTCAGCAAGAAGTAACCCGCAGCCAGGCGGCACACGACGAAAGGAAACGCGACCATGCCAGACGAGACCACCAAGGTGAAGGAATACGACGCCAAGCACGGCGCCTACAAGAGCGATCAGGCCGAGGAGGTCAACTCCGCGTCGTCCGTGATCCCGTCCCACGAGCCCCCGACGCCTTTCAAGCTGACCTCGGGCGAAACCAAGCCTGAGTAGCTTCGACCACCGCACCCCAGAGCAGACGCGAAAGAACAAGGTCAACTTACCATGACAACCACAGTCGTATCGACCGTCCGGGACGGCCTCAACAGCAACGTCCTGGGCATCCAGGCGGACGCGATCGCCAAGGTCCCCTTGGGCGAGCTGTTCGCCATTCTGCTCCCCGCGCTGACATTCACGGAGACGGGCGTGTCCGTCACCTCGAACGTCGCCACACTGGCCGCCAAGCCCTCAGCCCTGGTGATCGTCCAGGCCACCGCCGGCAGCGTCCAGGGCGTCAAGAAGCTGGTGCGCGATCCCTTGCACGTTCTCGCGACCGGCGAGGCGTACTGGGACGGCAACCTGATCGTGAACTTCGCGGCCATCGACGCCGTCAGTGCCGCCAAGTTTCTCTACGCCAAGGCTGACCTGTCCGACAAGGTCAGCATCCTCCTACAGGACTTCACCCCGTAGCGGGGCCGGCACTCTCTCTCTTTCTCTCTCCACTTCGAGGCAGCCATGACCAGCACCATCAAGAACCGAATCCGAGACCTCCTGAACGCCGATCTCTTGGGCAAAGAGTCCGACGCGATGTTGGCCGCCGGGCTCGGGGACATTCTCTCTGTCCTGCTCGACACCCGCAACGCCAACACCACAGTGGCGGCGACCACAGTGGGCGCGGCGCTTGTCGTCACCGCCCAGGCCGACGCCACCACGCCGGCAAACGTGGCCTACACCCAGGCCGACCAGACCGCGATTGCGGATCTGGCCAATGCCCTCAAGGTGCTGGTCAACGATTGCGTGGCGCGCATTAATCAGCTGCGCGTGGACGTTCTCGCTCTGCGCTCCGAGCTCGCGGCCATCAACACCGCGGGAACCGTAGGCGGCGCCACCGAGGCGGGCATCACGGTCACCAGCAACGTCGCCACGCTGGCGGCTCAGCCGAGCACGCTCATCACGGTGAACGCTGTCGCCGGAACCACCACCGGTGTCAAGCGCCTGGTCCGCGACGTGACCCGCAGTCCGCAGACTGGCGAAGTGCTGTGGGACGGCGGCCTGAGACTGACGTTCGCCGTGGCCGATGCCGTCAGCTCCTGCGACGTGATCTACGCCAAGGCCGACGGCAGCCAGAAGGCCTCTTGCCTCGAAGCGCTCGCGCCCCAGTAGGCGCCGGCGATCTGCACAGGAACCCCCCTTTCCGTACATGAACCCCCAACCGCAGGACATGCACCAACCTCGGATACGCCGAGGGTGCCTCCGTCCCGCCAAATGTGACTCGGGCTTCGTGGACTTCCGCCCGTCCAAGTCGTCACTCGTGACGACGGCGACGATACAGCCGGCAGACCGCGACGTAGACGAGTAGAGCCCCGACGAGGAGCGAGTCCACATGCCAGAGAACGCCAACACAGGAACACCACCCAACACCGACACCCCACCCGCACCCCCAGCCGGTACCCCGCCCCCGTCGCCAGCATCCGCCGGCGACAATCAACGCAACGTCATGATGCCTGTCAAAGCCCTTCGCGACCGTCTCCAGACGGCCGAGAAGAAGGGAAGGTCGGCGGCCATGGCGGAGCTTGATGCCGCGGCCCAAGCCAAGGGCTTTGCCAATCACGTCGCCATGATGGACCACATGGAGAAAGTGCTGGCGAGCACGAGGAGCAACGGGCAGCAGCAGCACCGGCAAGCCCAGAACCCCAACCCGACACGAACCCCCGGGGCACGCCCGCAGCCTCCCGCCAACAAGCACGATCGCCAGGCCATGCAACGCTACGATGCCGATCTCGTCAAGTGGAGACGCGAAGCCGAAAAGGCTCAGCAGCTCGCACGAGACGCGGATAAGCGTCGTCGCCAGGCCGAGCGTCGGGCCGATGCGGTACAGGCCGAGGCCAACCTGGAACGGATCGCCAGTCGAGTCGGGATCAAAGACACCGGATACGCCATCCATCTTTTCAAGCAGGCCCACATGGGCAAGACCAAAGAGGAGCTGGAGAAGCTGGACGAGGTGAAGTTCTTTGAGGGCTTGCGCCAGGATCACGGGTACCTCTTCAGTGAGCAGGTCGTGCCCGCGACGACCGGCACCGCAGGGGCTCCGCCCATCGTTCCGCCCGGCCCGGCCGGCGGCGAGCAGGGGCGGCAGGGCGAGGTTGACGTGCGACGCATGTCGAAACCCGAGTACGAGGCCTACCTTCGCAAGAAGGGGATTGCGCCAAGTGCCACGGGCCTAGGCTAAAAGCCGCTCGTCAGCGTCGGTGCACGTCAGCCCATAGAAAGCGAGAGAGACGATGCCCGACTTCTCAACGATCATCCAACAGCCCGAGATCCGATCCCTCGTCCAGGACCACGTGCTGGAGCGCCAGTTCCACGACGGCCTGTACCCGCGCAACCTCTTCCGAGGCGAAGCGGCGCCGAAGCTGTTCCCTGGAAACATCGGCGACAGCATGACCTTCACCGGCGTCGGCATGATGAAGCCCACGCTCAAGCCCTTGCGCCCGGGCACCGATCCGGTGGCCAAGGACTACGACAAGGAGCAGTGGAGCGCGCAGATCCAGCTCTGGTCCGATCGCGCCCCCGACACGTTCATGCCGACCAGCATCGCGGCCATCGCGTCGCTGTTCATGCGCAACGTGCAGCAGCTCGGCCTGAACGCTGCCCAGACGCTCAACCGCTTGGTCCGCGACCGGCTGTACAACGCCGGCATGAGCGGCTGGACGGTGGCCAACGGAGTCAGCAGCTCCACCACCGCCTTGAAAGTGAAGCGCCTGAACGGCTTCACCCTGGCGCGCAACCCGAGCCTGCCCGCGGGATCGCCCGTGGCGTTTGCGCCGGTCTCGGTCACCAACCCCCTGCCGATCAAGTACGTGCACAGCGCTGTCACTTACTCGGTCAACGTGGTGGGCTTCGTGCCGGACATCGCCGGCGACGTGACCGGTCCGGGCACGCTCACCACCGATGTGAACGTGACGACCGCCGATCGCGATCCGATCTGGGCGGTGGACTCGACGTTCCTGCTGCGCGCGGGTGGGGGCAACAGCGTCGACGCGTTGACCAGCACGGACATCTTCGACCCCGACACCTACCGGGGAGCGGTCGGCCGGCTCGAGGACTCGAACGTCCCGAAGATGCCGGACAACTACTACCACGTCCACATGAACAGCTACTCCAAGGGCCAGATCTTCTCGACAGCGGAGATCCGCCAGCTGCTCACCTCCTTGCCCGACTACTACATGTACAAGGAGTTCACCCTGGGCGAGGTGCTCGGGGCCATCGTGTTCAACGACACGGAGTGCCCGCGCGCCTCGACCGTTCTCGGTGGTCCCCAGAACGTGTACACGGACGACGAGCCCTTCGGCGGCGAGCTGTGGACCGCCAACACCCCGAGCCTCGAAGTGCAGCGCCCGATCTTCATCGGTCAGGACTCGATCTTCGAGTATTACCAGAACCTCGGTCAGCTCATCACCGAGGCTGGTGTCAACGGCGAGGTCGGGGACTTCTCGACCCTCACCAACAACGGCATCGAGATCAACGTGGACCGCGTGCAGTGCTACCTGCGCGCCCCGGTCAACGTGAGCGGCGACGTCGTGAGCGCGGTGTGGAAGGCGATCATGGACTGGCCGACCCGCACCGACTCCGCCACCGGCGATGCGGCTCGCTTCAAGAGAGTCTGCGTCGTGGAGCATTGCTGATCGAAAACACGCTTGTATCGCCCCCACTGTATCAGCTACAGTGGGGGCATGGAGATAAAGCACGGAACCCTCCGCGGATACCAAAACGGTTGCAGATGCGATGAGTGCAGACGAACTCACAACGCGTATTGCCGAGACTGGTGGAGGCGCAACAAAAAGCGCGTCGCCGCCGGTCACTATGCTCGTCTGCGACAGCATCGCGCACAACACTCCGGTGCGTGGGAGAGTGAACGACGGCGGGCCTTGCGTGGAAACGCAAGAGCGCGTAGCTGGCTCGATGAGCAGAAGCGAGCTCCATGCGCAGACTGCGGGAATTCGTTCCCACCGGAGTGCATGGATTTCGATCATCGGCCGGGACAACAGAAGCTCTTCACCGTTGGTCAACAGGCCCGCCGAAAACGTGAAGATCTTGTGGCCGAGATCGCAAAGTGCGATCTCGTGTGCGCCAACTGCCATCGCATCAGAACCGGAAGTCGAAAGAGGCAGAATCTTTTGCCGAAAGAGTCTTTCCGACCTGCTGGCCGAGCGGGTTGGCTCACTAAACAATAGTCAGCTTCATCAGGGCGACCCGCTCACGACTGGCGCGAAGGCGTCGGCGGGCCGCCTTGTGGGTTCGCCCTTCGGGGCGATTTTAGAGCCTGGACGCCTGTGGCGTCGTAAGCACACGCGGTCGTGTCGCTGTGCTCTGGCTCGCCGGCGTGGTGGCATGTCTTCGGACGTCGCCCATACGAACGCGCCGGTATACGACCACGCTTCGTTGCCTGGTTGTGACGTCACTGCTCGCGCTGGCTTTGGTCGGCTTGCGCGCGCACTCGTCATCGTTGGCAACCTCGGCGCGCCTTCGGGCAAGTCCGAGTTTTCGCGTGGTCTTCGGGCAACGCAGATCCTGGCCTTTGGCCGTGGAGCCGCGTCGCCCTCTTGTGGCTCCGGCGCTAGTCGCCGGCTGGTGGCTTCGGCCATGACGTCTGACTCGTGCAATCCCACATCCGTCGTAGGCGGATACCTACGTACGTGGCCTTGCGCGAGTCAGTCGCCCCACATCTTTTTGAAAGGACCCTAGATGGCACAACCAGCAAAGAGCCGAGTCACCCTGGATACCAGCGCGGTTCCGCAAGATCCCGTGGCCGCGGTGGCCATGACCGCCGAGCAATTGGCGGCCGTTGGCAAGACACCGACGCCAGCTGCGCCCGCCCCTGCGCCGGCGGCCCC